GTATGAGTTGAATTCTCCATATTCGCGCACTATAAACAGAAGACAGCAGCAAAGCTGAATGCACAACAAAAAGCCGTAGGGTAGCAGATTTTGGAGTCTGTAGTACCGTTCGATAATGAAACGTTCTCCTTACGTAGAGTATCCTATACGGTCGAAAAAAGGAAATAAGCACGTTTTTATAGTTTGCTGTTAGGCTTATTAAAAAATCAGAAAACTATGCATGCGATTTCTAACTCTTTTGGAAAATACAAGCCGGAAATCGTATCTTTATGGAAAGAAGTGTGGAATGACTTGCCACACGCCAAAATTCTGCCTTGAGCACTAGTTGGCTAGTAAATGCGTAATGCACGCAGCTGGGATTATATCGTCTCAGTAATGTTTTTTGCTTAATAAAAACAACGTCATTCGTTCAAGTAGGTCTCTGTCATTGAGTTGACAACTGTATTTCATAGCTTTAAGAATGGGATTCTCTCTACTGATGGGCTAAGCTAATCCTACCGTTGGATTCCCCCGATACACTAAATCTTATGAGGCGTGTAAAGGTACTGTAGAGGAAACATAAAGCGGCCAGTAGGTCTACTGGCACAGAACAGGAAACTTGCATACAGCGTTTTACACCCTTGTATCAATTGACCGAAGAACACCAAATCTATAGGCTAATCACGCACTGCCTAAAAGTGCATAGTATTAATAAGATGTCGTTGGTTCAATCAAGAACGATATCAAAAAGGACATTTTAAAAAATGAACGAAGTAAAATTAGAAGTTAATGCTGCTGTCGTAGCATCACATCGCCGTGCTCTAAGTAACATCGGCAAAACATTTGGCGGCCAATTCTGGCGCGCCTCTGAGGAAGACACTAATATCCGCCAGGCGCAGGATGTGCTGGAATCGGAGAGTAACAATAATCTCGATCTCGTGCTGAATCGCAGCCCGCGTCGTTTTAAGGCCAACGGTACTGATATCGTTGCCGTAGAGATCGGCGAGGATGCACAGGGCGCTTCCATGGTGTTCATCAACCGTGGTCGTAAGAAGGTCGTCGGTGATAAGGAGTTCTCTCAGGAGGCTATTATCCCCGTATCTTCGGAAATGCGCATCGACGCCGATGCCAGCTCAGACGTAATTCTGAAGCAGGCTTTGGAAGGCGATCGCACGAAGTTGTTCGCAGATCCCAACTCTATCGTAGAGAAGCTGAATATTCTCAACGACAATGAGATCACTCGTATTGACGCCCTGATCGGTCGCTTGAAGAAGTGGCGTGAGATGATCGTCAACACGAAGAACTCGAACATCGAGAAGGCTCGCCGTTACACCCAGGAGCGTACTGCTACCCCGGTTGACCTGAGCGTAAGTGTCAGTGAAGACTAATCTTTGAAGCTATGAAAAAACTTTTGACGGAAAAAAGTCAAAAGTTAATAGAAATGCTCTTGATGGAGCCTAAGATTGCTGAAGCAGTCTTTATGGACGTAGAACATCGTGAAGCTTATAAGATCCTCGATATTAACGAGGATGGCACGTTGACGCTTGGTAAGCGCAGCATGCGATGGTGGAATCGTTTGTTCAATCTTGAGAAAACAATTAGCTTTAAGGACTTCTCATTTAACGCATTTCGCGCATTAGTCGGTATGGCTGACAATATGAATAAGAATACTATTTTAAACGGTCTCAGTCAGGAGCTTATAGCTAAGTCTGTACTCGATCAGAAATATGATTTTGTGGTCGAACGTTTATTTGATGTAGCAAGATTTGCTACTGAAAACGGTATTCTTAATACTGTTGCTACTCCGGCAAACGGCAAAGAGATGCCAGAGCGTCCCCGTGAAGAGGATGTTCACATTGTTCTCCAGAATAAGGGTTTTGTCCCTATTTATGGATGCGACGGGAAAGTATTACTGAACTTAAGAGTGAAGGTAGACGGATATTCATTTGATCGTTACTAATAGCTTGTAGCTATACGGATAAATCGTCATACGATAAGTCCATTTATACGTGACAATGTACATCTTATACTAACATTTGTGTTTAGTACTACGATAATGCATTAACGAGGAATCTCTCATTCGGTAGAAGACTGTGTCTGTCTGCTTAGAGAGGTTTCTCGTATTCTATTATCCTTGAGTAAGTTAATAGAAACAAGTAGGTAAACGAGACTCTCGAATTCATTGCAGTTATCAAGAAGTTTAATTAAATCAATATATAATTATTATGACAAAGAAGACTAAGATGAATTCAAAAGATATTATTATCGCTCGTAAGAAGCTTGACAAGACAATCACCGAGTATTGGCACATCATTAAGACTGAGAACGTGATGTCCAATAAGGCAGTTAATGCAGGCATGGGTTCTGGTTATGACTTGAAAGAGTTGTACAACAAGATTACCCAGATGGCAGAGACACGAATCAAGCTTAAGCTGATGTTGAATGCTATCAACAACGGCGTTTCTTCATTCAATTATGAGGATGAGAAGAAGAAGCACTATTATACAATTTTTGCAGCATGTGAGGAGAAGGAGAAAGTGGCCCATTGGAAGGACATCATTAAGAAGACTATCGACCCTAAAGAGAAGGCTCGTAAGGGCATGAAGGGTACTGGTAAGCGTGAGATTTTCTCTTCTGCTAAGATTACACAGTTGATTAATGATCTGCAGTTAAGTATCAATAAGTTTGATGCTAATATTGAGAGTTATAACAATAATACTAATATTGAGTTTAGCTCTGATGCAGATGCTGATATCAAGGATTTGCTTGCTGCATAAAGCAAAATAGGTGACGCGGTGTTGGCGCGCTAGACAGGATCGAGGCCTGTTAAACCACTACATTTTAATGTTTAACTTAATACGCATAATCAATATGAAACAAGATAAATCAATTACAACAGCACTTAATAAAATCGAGTTAGTTGAGAACACAGTAGAAAAAATTGGTAAGTTCATTAAAACCAAAAGAGGTAGTTCATTCGTTAATAGCCTGCACACAGCACCTTTTAGAGAGTTGTGTCGTAGATATAGCGTACCTAAGTTTGTACTATTGTTCAACAACGATACACGCAATTTAAACCTCGTAGAAGCCGCTATTGAGAAGTATGGGGCATTACTGCCCGACCCTCCAAAAATAGTGCGTCTAGAGGTCCCAAAACAGCCTAAAATGGCCATTAAATTGACCGTTAAAGAGCATAAGGCTTATAATAAAGCTCATAGCCCTCGTAAGATGGGATTTGCAGCACTAATGCATGCTTATGAAGAGCATAAGATGAAGAAGTTTGAAAGTAAACATCCTGCTCCTACAGAAAGAGAACTCGCAGAGGATTTATTCCCTGATGAGTTAAAGGCAGGTTGGAAAACCATGATGAACATTCATCGCGAACATGTTCGTAATCTGTTATGCAAAATCTATGCTAATACTGAGAAACAAGAGCGAGACTATCGCGTGTTCAAAGTATTGTCTATCACAGTAGACCCTGCAACTGGTAAGGAGCACAAACCAGTAGTAAGTGAGGTAGAACTGGACCGCCCTTTCTTAGGAAATCAGTCAACCTCAAAAAAAGATATTGCGTTACGCCTGAAAGCGTTAGCGCACGACGCAAGAGAAGGAGACTCGAATGTAGTGAGAGTCAAACTTTATAAGAAAACCGGTGAACTTGTTCGAAGTGTAAACTTTGTCAAGAAAGCCGCATAACCAGCGTATCATGGGGCAATGCCGTGACGATACAGTAACAATGGGAGGAGCTGGTCCTCCCTATCAAGGAGATTTGACAGGGAATGGTACACCGGCGCCTCGCTGCACACACGCAAACAGGAATGAGAGGAAGGTTCTCAGTAAAGGTTGGAACGAAAGTTCAATAGAGGTTCGAATCCTCTAATCTCCACAATATCGCGGGATAGAGCAGTTGGTAGCTCGTCAGGCTATTAAAAATATAATATTATGACAGAATTTAATAAAATAGGATATATTACCGAATTGTAGGTAATAGCTGGTTTAATGAAATATGGAGACGTGAGTATTCCATACGGAAATAATTCCAGATACGATTGCATTTTGGATTATAAAGGAAATCTATTAAAAATACAAATAAAAACTGCAAAGAAAATAGATGAAAATAGGTTTATGATACCAATGCAAAATAGTCAAACAAATAGAAATACGTGTAAGAAAAAGAAATATACACCAAAAGATGTAGACTATATTGCAAGTATTTATAATGGTGTCATATATATGATACCTGTAATACAACCTATGACATGTATTACACTAAGTTTTAGATACCCAAGTAATGGATTGAAAAAATTTATAAATATTGCAGATAATTTTAAAATCGAAAATGTATTAACATCGTGGGGTGGTGAAGTAGGTATCATAAGAGGCTCATAACCTCTAGTTCGCAGGTTCGAGTCCTGCCCCCGCAACATAATGCACAGTAAAGCCTCCTCTTAGAGCGTAACTGTGTCTGACACTACCTGTGACCAGTCGGTTCGAAAGAAAGGGAGCTGGAGGGATGGTTCTTCGTGGACATTGCCAAGCAAGTCCTCGCGAAACGGAGAGTGGTTCGATTCCACGGTGTCAACTATGAACCAACGCATCTTAGCATCATATGGTAATACACAATCTCAATGTCACTGTTTACGATATTGAGGTGTTTCCTAACGTTTTTCACTGTACATGTAGAGATACTGAAACTAACAGATTATATACTTTTGAAATATCCAAACGAAAGAATCAGCTAACCGAGTTAGTTGATTTTTTCTATTATAAGAATACCGAAAGGATGTTCTGTGGATATAACAATAAGCATTATGATGATGTAATAATAAACTACATTATTGACTACTATTATAAGTTAGACCAACTATCTTATGCTAGAATATGTCAATCTGTCTTCAATCTTTCTAATACTATAGTGAAGAGCGAAGAAGGAGATATCTCTGCATTCAAACGGTGGAAATATGCAAACTATTTTGAATCTATGGATTTACTGACTATGCAATTCAGCAGCAAACTTAGAGTAGGCCTCAAAGAAATGCAAGTCACGATGCACTATAAAAACGTGCTAGAATATGATGGGGACTTCAGTACCGCCTTATCAGAAGATAACATTGATGATATGATCTTCTATAACATCAATGACGTAGATTCAACTACAGAGCTTTTAAATAGGCTCTCAAAAGATATCGCACTACGCGAATTTATCGAAACAGAATATGGCATCAATGCATACTCGATGGACAGTGTAAAGTTCGGAGAGACTATTCTGGCTAAAAAATACTGTGAAGCCACTGGCATTAGTAAAAAACAACTGGAAACCATGCGCTCTCCAATGGATTACGTTCCATTGAAGGATGTCATACTTCCGTTTATTACATATAAAAATCCGAAAATTCGGGCTGTTCTGGAGGACATGAAAGGGCAAGTAGTGTACACCAAAGAACGAAAAGGCTACGAGAAGCAGTTCGTGCTCTCGAATACAACGATATCTATAGGTGTTGGTGGAATTCATTCTATCAATAAACCTAAGGTATACGTTCCTGGTGAGAATGAATACATTGGGCACGCTGATGTAGCGAGCATGTATCCGAGCTTTATAGTTCAATACAAATGGATTCCGCGTCATTTAGGAGAAGAGTTTTGGCAGGTTTATTCACAAATATATCGTGAACGCATAGAAGCCAAACATAGCGGTCAGAAGCTTAAGAGTGATGCCCTTAAATTAACTCTTAACTCTGTCACAGGAAAAATGCAACAAGAGACAAGTTGGATGTACGATCCGTTCTCAGTCTTTAAGATTAGAATGAATGGTCAGCTAGTATTGCTGATGATTGTAGATCGTCTACTGGAACTTGGATGTGAGGTCATTCAGGTTAATACAGATGGTGTGATGTATATCGGTAAAAAAGACCTCGAGGAGCAAATTCAACAAAAGATTAAAGAGGTTGAAGATATTACAAAACTGTCTTTTGAAAGCGATCGCTATGAAGCGTTTTATCAGTACGCTGTCAATGATTATTTCGGTGTCATTGAAGGATGGTCAAAAACTCATGACCCCAAACTGATAGAGAGAAAAGGTATGTTTATTACAGAAAACCGACTTGGGAAAGGTATGGCACCAGTTATCATTCCTAAGGCTGTAATAAACTATTTTCTCACTCAGGAACCTCTTGCCGACTATATTAGGAGGCATACAGATATCAAGGATTTCTTAATGACTCAACGAGTTGATAAGAAGTTCAAACTAGTACATGGTGAAAAGCCTGTACAACGTATTAACAGATACTACGCTAGCACAAACGGTGCTTATCTGTTTAAGGTGAATCCGCAAGGAGAAGCCGAAAATATGCTAACGAAATCAGGAGTAACAATCCTGAATGAGTTTGACGATCGCACGATAGATAGTCGAAAGATTAACTATCGGTACTATATCAGTGAAGCCAATAAAATAGTTGTAGACTTTACTGAACAACAACTAGAACTCTTTTAATAACCAGCTTGTTCATCATAGCATATAAGAGATGATTATTGAATTAAATACTAAGCTCCTGGATTTACCAGAAGACTTAAATATGAATCAGTTAGTATTCCTAAGTATGGTATTGGATAAGAATCAAAATACCAAACATCAAGACGTCCATCGATTAGTCAGCCTTATCAATGACGACGAAATATCATACTTAGTTCAACAGAATCTTGTCACCTCGATGGAGAGAGGTGAATTCAGAGTTTATGAAGCAACGGAACGCTTAAAGACTTTCATGAAGAATGAAAAGGATTACTTCGATTTGTTTTATGAACTCTACCCAGTATACGTACTACGTCCAGATGGCATGAAAAGCTATCTTAGGGCAAACGTTAATAAATGTAGACACTTATTCAACGTAACATGTGGTAATAGTTCTGCTATGGCAGAGCACCTTATAAAATGTCTTGAATTCGAAATCAGTAAAAAGATGAAAGAAGGCAAGATAGGTTATATGAAAACTATGTGGCGTTGGTTAGTGGATCATCAATGGGAAGAATCTGAAGAAGAGATGAATGATACAGAAAAACCTGTGAACACCTATGGAACAGACCTTATCTAAAATTCGGCCTATATCGGTAGTAGCCCAAGAGACTATTAACTATATAGCAGGAAGACGAGACCATAACATCGTTTCGCTGAAGACTAGATGGGATAAGTTAAATAGGCAATGTATGGGAGGCATTGAGCCGAATACCATATATACATTCGCTGGAATAAGTGGTACTGGAAAAAGCTCGCTCTGCAATACCATAACTACTGATATCATAGACCTTAATCCTGAACAAAATATAGTTGTTCTAAACTTCTCACTAGAAATGGTTGGATTTAGGCAAGTTGGAAGAACGCTTTCAAGTAAGCTGAGGAAAACGACTTCTACCTTGTATAGTTCGGAAACGGACCTGGATGATGAGACCTTCAGAAAAGTCATCACAGTATCTAATCAGCTAAAGGAGTATCCTATCTATTTTGTAGATGATCCTGGAACTCCCATGCAAATAGAACAAATTATAAATGACTTCTATGCCGAGTATGTAAAAGGTACCGGTAAACATTTCATAATTACGTATGATCATACTCTACTGACTAAACAAATAGGCAGTGTTATTGAGACTACAAGCGAGTTAGAGAAAGTATTTATTAGAGCTAAGAAATTACCTCTGACAAGTATTATTCAAATAGCTCAGATGAATCGTGAAATAGAGAAGCCAGAAAGGATTAATAACCCATCGGCACATTACCCGATGCGAAGCGATTTATCATCGTCGGATGCAATGTTTCAAGCAAGTGATTACGTCTTTGTACTACACAGACCTGAGATATTGAATATCGCTGAATATGGTCCTAATCGTTTACCTACTACTAATAAAGTATATATGCACCTGCTCAAAAATAGAGATGCAGGTAAACCGTGTATACTTGAATTCGAGAACGACCTTCAGTATAATAACTTGATTGAATGTTAACATTGCTTCGACAAGTAATAACATTTAATATAGGCTGAATAATATGAAACACTACACGATTAAGATTAACAAGAATAACAATAGTGGTATTAACTTTCGTAATAACAACAACGCTTCTAAGGCTCTTGACGACCTTATTCTTTCTAATATGATCAAGATGAATCCTTATCTTGCTTATAAGAAGAAGGACAACTTGTTGGGTTCGATGTTCGACGCTGCTGGCTTTGATAGCAGTGATAACGATACCATTATCATTTCTAATCGTCCTAATAGCAACTTCCTGAAGGGCACCTTCGATGCAAGGTTTGCTGAGGCTGCTAAGTTCCTGGCTAGTTACACACCTACCAAGAAGATTTACTTTACTGATGGTACACCTATCGCCTTCTTTGAGGACGAGATTCAGATTGGTGATACTCTTATTCCTCTGTATGAGTTGACTTCTCCTAAGTATTACAACGCATTCACTCCTGAGACGAAGAAGATTATCATTAACATTTTCATCAGTATTAAAGGATAAAAATAAAATATGCTTACACTACCTACACAGAAAGTTCCAGCAGTTTCTGAAGACCCTAGGTATTTGATTTTGTACGGTTTACCAAAGAGTGGTAAGACCTCGTGTCTAGCCCAGCTGGGTAACAACCTTATCATAGATTTGGAAGGCGGTACAAACTTCATTGACGCTTTAGCCATTCAGGCTAGAACGATTAACGACCTGGGAGAAATTGCTAGCGCCATTAGAGCCAAGAATGCAGAAGTAGGAAAAAACTTTTATAAACGCATTACTATTGACAATGCCACTCGATTGGAAGATATATGTATGAGTTATGCTTGTACATTGTATCGTAAAACTGAGCTTGGTAAGAATTGGAAAGGTGATGACGTTACTACTCTTGCTCGCGGTGCAGGATATAAATATTTACGAGATGCTGTAAAGAAGGTCATTGATATGTTCAAAGACCTTTGTGATGAATTTATTTTAGTAGGACATGTCAAAGACTCTATTACCGATAAAGATGGCGAAGAAGTCAATGCCAAAGAAATCGATCTGGTTGGAAAACTTGGAAAGATTGTATGCGGAATGGCTGATGCTGTCGGCTACGTCTACCGGAAAGACAATGAGACCCACATCTCATTTAAGTCGGGAGGAGACGGAACGATTATGGAAGCTCGAGCAAGGCATATTGCCGGGCGTGATATTGTAATAGCTACTGGTAATGAGGATGGTAGCATAAATACCTACTGGGATAGAATTTATAAATCAGAATAACTCCGAACATTTTAACATTTAAGGATATGTACAGTACAAAAACCGCAACAACAAACAACAATGAGTTTAACAGCTCATATATGCCTGTAGGCATCAACGAGAATATTACTCTGAAAGAGGTAAACGTTAATAAGTCTACTAATGGAAGAGACTTCTTAGAGATTATCTTTGAGAATGCAGATGGTCAGACAGCAACTATGACCGAGTGGAAGAACGAGAAGAATATGTGGATTAAGACCGACGAGGATTTACAGCGTCGTGACAATCAGCAGTTTGGTCGTATTCTGCAGGTTATTGATGCGTTTAAGGGCTCACACGAAGAGTTTGAAGGTTCTTCATTTGTTGAGATGATTAACTGGGCTAAGAACCAGTTGGCTATCAATACAGATGCAATGCAGCCAGCTCTCCGTTTGAAGGTTATTTACGACAAGAACGGCTTTACTCAGGTTTCTAAGAATGGTATCTTTGTTGAGGCTATGAAGGCAGAAGAGTCTCAGATTAAGCTTTGGAAGAACGATCTTACAGAGCGTCCTATTGTAGCAGATAAAGAGCCTGCTGCAGATCCGCTTGCTGGTCAGGATATATCTGACTTTAGTACTCCGGTAACTGAGACAACTTCAACAGGTGCTGACGACCTGCCTTTTTAAAAGAGCAGTCAAAAGATTTGTCAAATAGTTTATATGATGTTCTAAATATGCTTCATAGTAAGCATCCAGAATTATATGATAAATTGACAAAGAAATTGGCTGCATAAATGGTCAGTGGTGCTGACAACCAATAAAGAGAAGTATAATATTCAGAGGAAAAGGGAGAAATCCTGAAGGCAATGAGAAGGGTTAAAGGGTGAGAAATCACGTGTATGAATCTTCTTCTTTATAAAAGGTCAGTGGTGGAGACTAGAAATAGCCCTCACAATATTATTGTGTAAAATGCCGGCCTATAGGAGCGGATTGAATTCGTAAACTTACACAATAAATGGTGCTGACAACCAATAAAATTGAAATTGTACAAAGATAATAGGAAGTTAATTAGGTATGTCTCGAAAGCATGCTATTCGTGGGAAGTCTGGTATTTGACGTTAACAGAGATTTATTCATTTAAATTTCTTTTTCGGAATCCCCTGAACGGTCCAAACAGGAAGGGTTTATCTAAGTATTACTTATAAGGATTTCAATTTTGCACAAAGGTCAGTGGTGGAGGACTGGCTGGGAAACCAGTCAGCCCCTTTCTAATAAAATGTAGGAAGTTATAGTTACATTACAGATATGAAAAATACAGTAATTATAAAAAAAATAAATTCTGATTTAGAATTAGAATTAGATGTCAATCGTATTGTAGCAATATCGAAGAAAACTATAAATGACGAAGGACAAGAAATATATTATATCTACTTCGAATTTGCTATATGGAAAGTTCAGGGAGATTCCTATGAAGAAGTACATGCAGCATGGTTGAAAGAATAATAAATAGTCCCGTAATTAATTTTACGGGATTTTAAATGGGTTTGAATGCGACGGATAGCAGGGCGACTGGTGGGATGGTAAACCACGTAAATGCAGTCTGTTCGGGGTTCGAGTCCCCTTAAACCCTCAAAAGGCGGGTGTATATTGGTAGAAGGTTATCTAACTTAATTGAAGATAATACATTGTTGGTTCGAATCCAACTACATCTACAAATACTATAAAGCACTTTAACGTCATGGATAGTAAAATATTGCAAAGTTGTACTTGTTCTAAGTGTTTTCGATGTTTTGATCAATATGCGTTTGCTATTTGGGCATATTCTTGGGTGGCAATTCCAAATGATGATTCTAAGCGATATTATTGTAATTATCATCACAAGTATGTTGATCCAAATCGTATTGAAATGTGTTTTCAAACTCCGACAACATGTATAGTACAAAGACAGCTATAACAGCTATTACAATGAGTCTTAAAGACTTGTTGGATAAAGTTACAGATTATGACATCTATTCGTATTATATTGGAGCATTTAAGCCTGGTAAATTATTAAATAGTCCTTTGAGACCAGATGATAAGATACCGTCTTTTGCTATATTCCCCAGCAAAACTGGGGATTTATTGTTTAAAGACCATGGCACTGGTATAGCAGGTAATGCTTTAAAATTCGTTAAACTATATCGTGGTATACAAACCAGAGAAGAACTTGAAAGAGAACTTCTTAGGATTGTTAGACGTATGAATCCAAATCAAACTATTCGTACAAATTCGTACGAAAAAGTTAGCTCTACAACGACTGATATTGGAATTGTACGTCAGCCATTCAATACTACTGATAAAGAGTATTGGAAGCAGTTTCATATTAGTATAGATACTCTTAAACACTTTAATGTGTTTAGTATCAAGTATTTTCTTTGTAATAGCGTCGTCCGAGGCACCTACAAAGAAACAAGTCCTATGTATGCGTATAAGGTTTATGATAAATTTAAAATCTATAGACCTTTAGCCTCTAAGTATACTAAATGGCGGACGAATCTGACAAATCGTCATGTCCAGGGCCTTGCCGAATTACCACAAGAGGGTGGAAATCTTCTCATCATTACAAAATCCTTAAAAGATGTAATGTGCCTATATGAGATGGGATATCATGCTATAGCTGCTTCGAGTGAGACAACTTTTATACCAGAAGATATACTACAAAGCTTACGTAGTAAGTGGAAACATATAGTTATACTATATGACAGGGATAGGACTGGTATGTCTAATGCTAGACAATATAGTAAACAATACAAATTTGATGCATTTTTTGTACACAAACGGTTTAAGGCAAAGGACATATCCGATGCTGTTAAGGACAACGGGTTCTTTGTCGTAAAGGATTGGTTAACTAAAACAGTAGAAAGATATGATAACTAATATAATTATTGGTGTAGCAGCCTTTATCGCAGGTGGTTTTGTTGGATGTTTATACACATGTAACAGTTTGATTAAAGTCAATAAGTTGTATGTCCAGGATACTGGTAACAACTTTGTAGAGTGGATATTCGATAAGTCCAACAATATCAGAAAACACAGGATAGATGTAGTCTATGCCGCAGAGTAAAAAAGGTAAAGTAAGGAATGCGACAGCAGTCGATAAGTATGGAATCCATTTTAGGAGTAAACTCGAACTCTATACTTATGAAGCTTTTATGCAAGCAGGAATACCTGTGAAATATGAGCCAAAGCATTTCACTTTACTACCTAAGTTCGAGTTTTTAGGCGAAAAAATAAGACCTATTACATATCTACCAGACTTCGTTGGACGAGGTTTTATAGTAGAATGTAAAGGCCTTATGGGAGATTCGTTTCCTATTCGCTGGAAGTTGTTTAAGTATTACCTTAAGCGACATCACGCCAAAACGAAGTTATTCCTTGTGAGAAATCACAAAGACGTGGATAACATGATTCAGCTATTAACTACAGATAATCATGGAAAATAACAAAAACTTTTTAAAGATAGGTAATAAAATCGCTTTTAAGCCTATCATCGAAGGACTTGAGTATGAGTTAGAATCAGGTAAGGTATATACTATCGATATTGATAGATATACTGATGATATATCTTTCATCGTTGCACCTGATTTAGTAATGCCTGATAAGTTATATGAAACTGAAGATAGTAGTAGGTTCGTAAACAAGGTGATTAACTATTTTAACAAGTCCGCAGATGGCACTACCGGTGTCATGCTCTTAGGTTTAAAGGGATCTGGTAAAACAATTACTGCTAAAAATATCGCGTTAAAGTCTAATCTTCCGATTATTCTTATTGATAAAAGTTTTAGACCTTCGTTATTAGTAAAACTGTTTAACAAGTTAGTAAACACGCCTGCTTGTATACTGTTTGATGAGGTTGATAAATTAGGAGAAGACTATGACGATGACTATTTGCTCAGAATTCTTGACGGCGCTAATACGGCGGGTAAGAAACTTGTTCTTTGCACTTGTAATGAAGCTGATGATATCAATGAGTACCTTAAAGACAGATGCTCTAGAATACGATACTGGAAGGAATTTGATGAACTTTCGCCGTCTTTAATTCAGGAAATCTTAAAGGATAGACTGAACGATAAGACGGAGATAGGTCCTGTTACAGATTTTATAATCAGTAACTTCGCTTGTATTAGTTTTGATAATATTGTCTCATTTGTAGATGAGATTAACGAGTATCCTACAGTTGCTTTTGAGGAACTGTTTGCTGATATGAACCTTTCTAGTAAGTAATGGAAGCATTTGATTATTTCTTAGCTGGTACAGTAATAGTAGCATTTTTTGCATTAGCATGGGCTTGCTTTATTGCTGGTAGAGTATTTCAGCATGAAAAGGAAAAAGATAAACCCGGAGAATTATGATGGATATATCGATTCCTTATTATGAGGATAAAACGAGAATAAGTAATAGTAACATAGGCTGGTTTCTAAATAAGGGACCAGCCTTTTTACATAAGATGCTAACAGAAGATGTTCCTGAAGAAAAGAGTACAGCGTTAGAACGTGGTACAATGATTCATGAATATATTCTGCAGCCTGAAGAGTTCCAAAAAGACTATGTAGTCTGGGACAAAAGTAGACCTACTTCTGCACAGCAGGAGAAGTTCTGTCAGGCACTAGCTTCTTCAGTTGAAATTGAACCAGATAAAGCCATTGTAAGCGCCTATAAAGAGGCGTATAGTACAGCAGGAAAGTCTGACGACAAAATGCTGTCAGAAGGCCTTAAAATAGCCTCTACGTTGAAGGATTATATAGACTTCCTGAAAGCAAATGATGGAAGGATTATGATTAGTCCTTGGGATGCCCAAATGCTTGATAAAATCAAGCAAAACATTCAATCTCATAAGCTTGCATATTCTATAATAGAAGCTTCTAGAGTACTACGTGATTATAAGGATGATGTAGTATTTGAGAATCATCACGAATTTCATATAAACTGGACATACTATATAAAGATGGCAGATGGAGTCGAATGTAAATCATTATTAGATGGTCTTACATTAGACTTTAAGAATAAAAAAGCCATCATTTATGACTTAAAGACTACACAAAAGTTGTGGCACTTTGAGGATAGTATAAATCAGTATGACTACCTTAGACAGCTTTGTTATTATTATCAAGCAGTTGTATGGTATTTGCGATATGAACTCAAAGAAGACTGGAATAAATGGTCTTTTGAGTTCTATATAATAGGTATCGACACTACAGGTAGTAATGAAGTTCGTGTATTCAAAATTGATCAGTTTGATGTATATTCTAGAAAAGATATTATATTAAACGCTATGAAGAATATTGCATGGCATCAATCTAAAGGTAAGTGGGATCATAGTAGAGAATATTATGAAGGTGATGGCTCAGAAACTTTAAACTTGTAAAATTATGGAAAACGATTTAAAAGATATTGTAGTAAACGAGAACGAAAAGATTGAGAAAGAGTTCGAAAAGTCAGAGAAAGTTGACAGTAATGAAAACAAAAAGATCGAAGACGAGTACGAAACGCAGTTGAAAATCGAAAAGTATTATTTGGATAACGAAGATCCGGATGTGGAAGAAGAGAATACACAAGTTCTCTTTAATGCAGCATAATTGCATACTTCCGTTTGTGTTAAGTAACGCTTGGCTATATAAGTCAGGCGTTACTGATACACAATTAAAATGCTTATTGGATGATACTTATGTTTATATTTATTATGATATAAAACAAATTAAAAATAGAAGAGCTTTCATGTTCTATATGGAACAAGAAAAATACTTTTATAATAGTATGTTTGATAAGTATTTGATAATAAAATTGAAAATTCCTGAAAATTTATCGTGGTATATAAAAACAATATACTATGGAGGAACCGATTTTATCGCACACTCAGATTTACTATATAACTTTACACAAAAAATCCCGGCCGCTCGTGAGAGTAGTCGGGATATTTTTTTATTCATTAATTTTCATAATCTGATTTTCAGTGTAATTACGCATTTTATACGGTCCTACCGCACCTCCTGCTTCAATTGTAGGAAGTTCTTCTGTAAAGTCTCTCCAAATAGGAGCGTAAAAACCTTGTTTATACATGTTGTGTATAGGAATAAAATTATAGATATTTCTATTATTTTTATTCCAATCTTTATATACACCGCTTTTTACTTTTCTATTCTATTTGTTTTCCTCTGTTAATCCAAGAGTATAAAATAGGGCAATTTTACACATCTAGAAAAATGTGTCTGCCACAGATCCTACAGACAGTTGCAAATAATCAAGTGTACCAGTAGCAGCAGTAACTGTTTTAAAGTTATTAAATATATCATCAAATCTGTATGGAGTATACGATTCCCACTGGAACTATCTTAAACAGAGAGCAGTAAACTACAGCCACCATTTGTCTTTATCATCATCTGCCCAACCGCATAGCCAGTTTACAAACGGAGATATTAGCAAATTATATATCAATAATTCTAATAAAACTTGTCTAAATATCTTTTTATGATACCTACTTTTTAATGCAGCAAACTCAGAAGAATCGTCGTTGAAGAAATCGTTCAACACCTGTTTAATGGTTTTTGACTTATCTTTATTTTTAGCAGAGTATATTGCTCCAGCAATTGCTCCTGCTGCGGTAAGTAATGAAGAACCTACTGGTATTGATTGGAACATTATGTAAGAACCTACACCACCCATCAAAGCTCCTGCAAACATAGAAGTTGTCATTAAATCTTTACAAAAAGAAAGCATTGACCTCGTTTGACCATTTTTCATCATAGCCATATCGTAATCATATACTTCCTTAGTAAAGCGTTCTTGTATCATAAGAGGTAAATATTGACGATGTATCAATACAAACGATCCTATAACAGATTGAGTAATAGCTGCTTTCTATGTTTTAGTAGCCATACCGTCTGCACGTTCTGCAAACTTCTATATTCTACTAAATACTTGATGATGAATATCGTCGTTATACGCTAATCTTTTCTTTTCGTCAGCTATATAAAAATTACCATCTTTATCTACGCTTATAGAAGTATATAAATTATGATTCTTTCTAACTTCTTTACTACGATATTTACTAAGCTTATCTTTAAGCCATTTTTTACGTTCATCTTTAGGAATGCTTACGGACATTGAATAAATTCTATCTTCAGTAACCCATTCGCCGTCTACAAATCTATAGGAATGTAAAATAGAATTTGCTATAGATGTTTTAGATAAGAAATCTAATCCGGACATCAATCCAAAAATAAAATGGCGTTTACCAGCTTTTTCAAGTCTATTTAAATGAGAATCTGTTAACTCTTTATCCATCTAACCTTGAACATTATAAGTTCTGTTTATAACCATTTGTTTATCGTTAGATAGATCATCAGCTATATACGATCCGCTTGTTATAAGATTTGTTACAACCTTTGTTAAAGTCTCCCATCCGCCAAAATTAGCATCTCCAAAAGAATAAGCATTTCCTGTTAAAGCGTTTATCATGTGGTTCCATTGAGAGGTTAACATACCAACTATAGATACTTTAGGATTCATACCCAAGTTGTTAGTTGTAGTATAATCTCTAATAAGATCGAGTGCATATGAAGCCTACCAAGTCATATTAGAAGAAGCGTTATATTTTTTACCTCTATCTCTACGAATATCATAAAGATTCATTTCTAAGAATTTAGACGCCATTTGATATGTATTTGTCGTATCTCCATCTCTTTCTTCTACAGACTTACTACCTGGTTCGGAAACCTAAAATTTTCGATTTGCAATCATATCCACAATCATTTCACATTTATCTTTTATAGCTACTTTATTTTTGTAGTTTGAAGACATTTGTGTATACAGCATAAGTATTCCTAAAAGATCGTCTGATATATATTTTGGATTTTTTCTCTATAAAAATCTCTACGGAACAATATGCATAGATCTACCATCAGGCATATTTTTTAATAAACCTATGTCATTTATGTCTCTCTAGAAATCAATAGGATTGTCGGACGTTTCGTTCTCCATTTCTTCTCCTATTTCAGTATCTTCCATGGTTTCTTTAGTTCTGAAACCAAGTTTTTCTAACAACCATTCTTTAAATATTCTAAAACGTCTAGTAAACATATTACCTTCTACGTTTTTAGAATTCATACGCATTAGTAGAGAACCTATTATTTGTGGAAGAAGATGATTATCTACATGTACTCTGTTTGACATTTTTTCGTTGTTTTCCTTCATAACTTGAAGTATTGTGTCGTACATTTTAGATAATTTATCGTCGTATAAACTTTCCATTCCTTCAGTCTTACGAACTCTAGCATATTCTCTACTGTTGTCGTACTACCTATTTAACATTTTTCCAGTAACGTGGTCTCTAACAAGAGGAATATAAGAAGAACCTTCAGATTCGTCAAAATACTAATTTTTTAAAGATACACTATTTTCAACGTCGTTGTACGCATCACCAGGAGCCCAAGTCATCCACCTATCCTTGTCTTTAGCCTGCATTTGAGTAAACCACCTAAATGGTCTAAATCCTAAAACTTCAGCAGTAGCCCAATCTTCTATGACAGTACCGTAATTAGCCATTATATCATAGAACATCATTTCATCGAAAGATCCTTCATCTGTAGCTTTATCCATTGCTTCAGCTTGAAGTTTTCTAAATCTTTCAGTGGTTACAAATTCAATATAAGAATTAAAAATAGCTCCATACCTCTTACTTAGTTTTTCAAGGTCTGGATTATTTGCCATAGCTTGTTTTCTAAGTTTTATTTGTTTTGTTATAAGGTTTTTAATATGATTCTACATAGACTTTGTAATAGCTCTATCGTTTATAATCATATTAGTACCATAAAATCTAGAAATGATTTTATTTATTTCTTTAGCTATTTTTTCTTCTTCTTCGCCATAATAAGGTTTAGCTTGACCGAATTCTCTTTCTATTTGTTTGAATACCAGCGGCTTTCCATCAGAAGCTTCTATAAAAGATAATTTTGAGTTTCTGGTATTCCACAAACTCCATTTGGCGTAATCAAAAGTATTTTGTTCAAGTCTTAGATATTTATCGAATTCTTCTTGACCGCCACACTCTTCAAATACGCGCTATCTATCTTCTCTCCAAGCTTCTATATCTTGAGTCATTTGAGCACTTCCTTCTGGGTAGAGTTCTTTATAATAACTATCTATTTCTCTAGCAATCTCTAATTCGGCATCACATTTAAGGTGACCAAATTCATCAAGTTCGCTTCTTAATAGTTTTTTCTTTGTTATCAGACTCTACAACTCGTTCCACTACTCTTCGTTAAGTTTGGAATAATCAGGTCTTCCTGTTTTAGGATTTATTATTCCAGGAAGCATATTTATTTGATATATCTGACTATTTATTGCAGACATTCTCAATACAGCTTCTGTTGATAATTTTTCCTAAGCTCTATAATAACGATTTACATATCTTCTATCACAGTGTGTTTCTAACCAATCATTTCTAAGCTTATTCCATTCTTTTCTAGCTTCTTTTTCTTTAGGTGCTAAACGGTTATTATCAGCTAATTTAATACCATATTTCTTACTAATTTCTCGGTTTATTCTTACGATTTCATTATCATATTCGTCATAGAATACACCATAGTTTTTACTACGTATTAAATATCCTGTCTTATCGCCTTTAGAATCTTTTTCATAAAGATGTCTTAAAAGTTTCCTATTTAAACCTCTAAATGCATTTGCTAATTTTATAGCAGTAGCCTGCATCTCTTTATTAGTTTTTGAATCGGCCTAATTTACTAAATAAGCTAAAGCTCTTATTGCTGTATCTTCTGTTGCATCTGCAGCACCCATGTTTTTTACGAACCAGCTTGTGTCAAAATCAATTCTTTCTAATTTTTGTACATAACTTTCTATATCTGGGTCACCTACTATTTTACCTATGTCTAACAGTAGAGATTTTACAGATTTTGTTCGAAGGCTTTTAAGAATAATATTACAATTTCCGCAAAGATTTGATATTGTAGAAAAAGTATCTATTAATCTTTTTATTTCTACTAGTTGTTGTTGTACAAAAGCATTATATAGCTACTATCCTTCCGGAGTAGTTGTATCTGGACCGCTGTATAAACTTTGAATTATTCTTCCAACTTGAATAGAATCTTGTAATATTTCTTGAGCAGATTCGGCTAGTTTCTAATACGTTCCAATATTAGTATGCGCAATCTGCATATACTCGTCTGCTGTTAATTCTGGAAGAGTCTTCAGATAAGTATAGTCATTATGTAATTGAGGTCCTAATTGTGCTGCAAGTCCTCTTAATGCATTGAATTTATCAGCATAATCTGGTGATATTAACATCTATACTTGAGATTCGATCAATTGAGACTGTTTGCTGATTTCTCCTTTTTCAATATTAGAACGTTGTATAATCTTTCGTCTAGTCATTAATTGACGACCCATGTCTTCAAAATTACTAGATTGTACAACATTATAATTAATCTACAAAAGACGATCTTCGTATTCAGAATTTATCAGAGCTTTCTACAAACTATCTCCTAAATAAGAACGTTGAGTAGCACTTTGAAAAAGAATATCAAGTAAATCTTCGGTTTTAATACTACCATAATTGACTACAGCAGTGTTGTTAAGATGATCTAAAAGAGACTTACGATATTGATCTAACTATTCAACAGAAGTGGTAGTATCGAATACATTTTTATTTACTAAGAACTATGTTATAGAATTTACAAACTTCTTTAACATATTCTTTATAAACCCTTTCTTATCAATCTGTTTAGCTTTATTATAAATATAAGCTCTTGCGTTATCATCGGTAATAAATATAGATGCAAACTCTTTTTCATTCTGCATTATATATCCGCCAGAATATACGTCATTACGCTCTTCTTCTGATACATATTTATCGAATAAATTATAAACAAGCCTACTTTGTCTAGCAAATTTAGATTCTATATCCGTCTTGGGTCTATCTAATGCATTGACAGTAAGAGCATGTACGGTTTCATGTAATATAGTATCTGCAAGATATTCTACGCTTACCGTATTTATCTTACTAGGATCTATTATTATAATACTACCCCCGTCTTTTTCAGTTATAGTGGCAGCAAGTTTTCCGTTCTAAAGCTCTCCATATAAAATAGGAATGTCATGCCTACTTAAAATTTCTGCTAATTTTAGATTATCATCGGAAAGAAGTTGATTGTCTACCAAATATGAAATTATTTCTTTACTGGATACATTCATACCAGAAGATAACTTCTATGCGGTATTTATTCCAAATACGGAATTAGTTGTAGCAAGGTTTAATTTGTGAGCATATCCAAACGGAATATTCTTTTTAGAAGAGTATATATTATTGTCTTCTGTCTTCCAGTCTCCAAGATTCTCTACGTGTTTTATTTGATTTGCATTTTTAGCTATTAATTGTCTTTGTATAGATTGATAAAACGGATCCGCAGATCCATCTGAATCAACAATATCGATTATAAATCCGTCGTTTTGTTCTGAGTTCTATTTAATCCTATCAATAAAATCTAAAAATCTTTCGTCGGCAACGTCCATTTTTCCGTATGGAGAATCTTCTGTGCGAAGATTTTTTTGTTTGTCGATTATTGGATTTTTAAAATTGAGATAAACTGGAAGAACTTCTCCATAACCAATATGTTTAAGTTCTTCGTATTGAGCAGCATATTCTTCTTTTGCTAAATTTCTATCTGTAATAAACCAGAATCCGTCTATAATTTTTTTATGTTCTGAACCAATTTTATCTTTTTTAAATTCTTTGATTTTTTCTTTGGTTCTATTACCATGCCACACAACAAGAGGTTCACCATTCTAGTCTACAACTTTGGAAACACTCTCCTTATTCTCGGAAGTCCAGTCTCCAAACCAATTAAAGAATTCTTTAGAATAGACGTTTGCTTTAGCTATTATAGCTTTTCTCCTATTTCCTTTAAAATGATCAAGTAAAGTATAAAACAATACCGATTCATTGCCGTTAGGAGCTTTGTCTAACATATTTCCACCATTACGATGGTATAATCTATAGGCAGCTTCCATAGCAGAGAAGTCTAGCCCAGTTCGCTGATTTCTCAGCTCGCTGGACTTAAACTCTTCTTCTGTTAGTGCTTTGCCTCCAAACGCTTCGACCATTTCATTAAATCCGTCGAAGACTTCTTTTATTTTATAATTTGGACAAAACATATTATTTATATTTAACAGCCGGTATGTTCGGCATTATCTTCATTTTCTTCTGCTTTACTGGTTTCTTTAGCAAATATATTTTCTTCAAGCATATCGTCTTCATCTTCTTCGAATACGTCTACTTCTTCAGAAGATTCTTTGTTTTCCTCACCGAATATATCAGAATACATATCTTCATCGTCTTCAGATTCGTCAAACAAATCATCGTTTGCTAAACTTTCAGCGTCAGCTTGTTCCATCTAATTCACTTCCTCAGCAATACCGTCATTCTTTACGTAAAGATCTTGAACTTGTATTTCTTCCTACAGAGTCTGAATAAATTCGTCGTAAGAATCCTATTTATAATCATCTTTACTGACAAATAAGTATGAGAATCTTGTGGAGAAACTATCGATGTTGTGTTCATATGCGTTTACAACAGCTCTGCTAATATTATTCATTCCTGCAGCATATATACGTTGTAAATTATAACCATTTGTAATCATTGACTAGAACACGATATTCACAGCATCTGCAAGTTTTTTAACCTTACTATATTCTTTTATATAATCTTCGTATTCATTACGAACATTATATTCAAGCTGTCGTAATTTGGCATCACTAATATGAGCATTATTTTGAGTAGCCTAATCTATATAATATTGAACAAGTTCGTTCATATAAGGTTCCGTTTCTTCATCGCTAACTTCAAATAAAGATTCATCAGCGTCTACATTAATAGCGATACCTTTTTTAATATCAAACTTCAATTCATCAAGCTATTCAAAAATCTGAGCAAGATTGTTCTGATCAGTCACATCTATATAAATAGTTTTACCAGAGTATTCTAATTCAGATTTGTTTTCTGGAACTTTATTGACAAACTTTATTATCAAATCAGATTGTCTTTTTGCATCTCCTTCAGGATCTTTTCTTATGTCAATAGAAACAGTTCCACTATACAAACTCTTTTGTTTTTCTCTAATGATTTCTTTATATACTTGACTGTCATATTTAGAAGAATCTGTAAGAGGAATATTTATCTCATTTTGAGGAGTATAAACATATCTCATTCCAGACTGCTTAGACCAAGACTTTATATCGTTTTGCAGTTGTTCTAACAACAGCCTATGATTCCATTGGCCAGGAAGCATATTCCACTCAAACATAGAAGGTATATACTGAGATTTAAAGAATTCGAACATATGAGTTTTTCCTACATGCATACCAGCTTTTTGTACGGCAAGATATACATACGTATCTTTCATCTCATTCTTACCCTTTTCGTTGAATTTGGATATTTGACCAACTCTTCTATATAACACGGTGTCACCTTTTTTAACAATTTTCATAAACAAAGGAGCATTTTCTCCAAGATTACTAGTAACAATCATTCCAGCAAATCTTTGTTTATTTTTGCCATAAAATGCGTGTCCGGTTCTATACTCTATATAATTGCTCTTTGGCTTCATTACACCACGACCATGTTCTATATACCTACAAACAATATCGTCATCGTACCAATAGTTTCTAGCAACTATATCATAATATAATACTGGTAAACCGGCCTCGTCTATAATAGAATTAATGTCGGTCATTCCGAAGAATGTATTCAAAGTATCCTTAAGCTTTACTCCATCACTCTGTCTAACAGCTCTAGTAATAGCTCTATCATATTGACTTCTAAATGTAGGCGGTATTAAATCTGTTATACAGTTTACAGACTAAGTGTCGTATGTAGTATAATAAGAATATAATACTATATCTCTAGCAAGCTTTCGAACTTCAGAATTAGGATGATTTAATAATTGATCCCAATAAGAAGATAATATCGGCTTTAATTCCTTACTAGTTCTTATAGCAGATTCATTAAGATTCAATCTGTCTATAGGTATCTCTTCTGTAGCTGGAATAGGATTGAGATATAATAAGAACTTATTCACAATCTTTCCGTTTTCAACAATACCTTGAGCTTTATCTCCGAAAGGATCATTTAGAATCTCAGATACAAATTCTTTAATTCTAATAGGAAGCGAAGGCTGAACTCCATCTCCGAATATCAATCTATGAATATCAATTACGGTTTTAACATAATTTCCACCGTGAGTAAAGTCTATAGGTCCGTCGTCATTAAAATCGTGGAACTAATCTGCTAAAAGTTTAAGCTGTTCTTCATTACCGAACACTTTTGGTCCAACATTCATGAGAATATTAAATCTCATGATATTATTTAAAGCTGTTGATAATGTTTGAATAGTTTCTTCTTTTAAGAATGGATTAAAAGTCTTATGTGCCGGATTAAACTTTCTAACCTTAACACCTTGTTTATTTTCTTCATAATCTCTTTCTAACTTATTGGTTTCAGGATTCAACTTAAATGCTGGAGTAGAATACTCTAAAGTACCATTTACTTCCATAGCAACCTGTTCAAATATTTTATAATATTCTCTAGTACCTGATAAAAGTTCTCCACTAGCTAATTCAATTGTATATTTTTTGGCTGCTTGGAATTTATCCCATAAGAAAGACTGTTTGAAGTAAGTTTCGAGAGCAAGTATGGCAGTAGTCTTTTGTACTTTTTGTTCAGTTTCCTTTTTATTTACATTGTCTTTTCCATTTATAATCCAAGGATATTTAGGATTATAAATAAAATCCATTAGACGATTTTCAAAGTTTTGTAACTTTACAATACTATTTCCGAACTTCTTAGTATCTATTTGTGAGATATTTACTAAGTCGGAGATAGCATTTGCACAAGGTTCTATTTCCTCAAAGGCGTTCATTACACACAACTGATATACAGCTGCACGAAGCTTATCTATAGTATATTTAGGATTATTAAAGTCCAATATAGATTTTTTGGCTACTTCGTAATCAAATATCTTTCCTTTATTGAACTTATATTCAGGAGCCTTACCGTTGTTAGTTTTCTTAAAATCACTCTACTAGTCAGATGTATAAGTAGTATAATATTTGGACGCTACTATTATACTCATTATATGCGTAAATTCAGATTTATGTTTTTCCCAGTACTCTTTTGGAATAGAGTTCAATAAACTTTCAGCAATATTTGTATATTTCTGTTTCAAAGTTTTCTTAATCTCATTCTTTTTCTAAGTGAACGATTTATTAAGAGTATTGGTTCCATCTAAATTTTGACCATACATACCGCCGGCATTTGATACTTGTGTAGCATAGTCAACTAATATAGGCTGTGTTAAGAAAGTAAAGGTGGTAATACCCTTACCAGCTCTCAACAAGAAGTTTACATAAGGATAAGTAGCTTTTACTGCATTTAATATAAACACATAAGGATCTTTAGCAACATCCACGTTTGCATTAATCATTGCGGACAACCAGGCAGAAATTCTGATACCATCTTGACCATCGACTTGATCCAAATGACCAAAATTATACGGATTTCCGCCAAAAATAGCATCGTAATCAAGACTTAAATGTGAGTTCTGAGTCAATGATATATTTACAGTATTTAATGCAAACGGACCAATACCATCTTTACCAACTTTAAACTCTTCTTTTCTAAGGGATTGGAATGACGGTAACAGTTCGTACATTCCCGATACATAATGCTGCTGCCCAGGTCTCAACCACGACAAAAGATTTTCTTTAATAAGGTTTGTTACTGTATCAATAGAAGCTCTAGAGTCAGAATAGTTTCTATCATCAGATATAACGTCTATAAAACTGTCAAGCAATTGATTTTGTACTGCTTTTATAGATTCTTTTTCGTATGCTTCTGTAAGATCTTTAAGATTTGTTATTTTTGATAAATCTTGCTTTACGCTACTCTTCTTATAAGTAGTTACAGCATTTTCTCCTTCACCTTCAACTACCTTTTCGTATGCAAAAGTAGCTAAATACAATTTATCAACGTCGAAGTCAGAACCGGTTTGTGCTGTAAATTCTCTAGGAACTATAATAAGGTCTCCAGATTGCTCTGGTAATACGTCTGCTACTTGGAAAGCAAATATAGAAGACATACCCTGTGTAGGAATACGATAACCTACGCCAAATGGTTTAGCGTTTTCTCCAATGATGTTATTAGCAATAAGCCATGCACGTTTTTCATCGTACGTTTTGAGATATGAAGGTATTATGGAGTTAAAGAAATTCATACTTAATATTACCTACATAGTATTTTCTTTAGCATGCCATTTAATTTCCTAACCTCCGTTTAGTTTGTGAAAACCTTTAATGATTTTGTCACCTTTATAAATCTTCAGATATTCTAAATCGTTCTTTATATCATCTCTGTTTAGAAGTTCAGAATCGCTGTTTACAAAATCTTCTACTGTGTTAATACCAGCTTTGTGAAGTTTTTCTATATCTCCAGGTTTAAGACTTAATACATCTTCGATATTAGATTGTAGCAGTCTGTTCTTATTTTCGAGATCTTCGTCACTAATAACGTTACGATTACCATAATCGTTAAAACCAACCATAGATTGCTGAACGGCTGTTCCGCCATTCATATTAATATCTACTACAGATTTTCCTACGGCAGCAGCTATTGTTTGTTCAAAGAATACTCTAGAATTAAGACATTCTGCTACACCAGTACTCATAATTTGTTCTGCTACAGCACCTAATCCGTTTGTACCAGTAACTCTTTCAAGCCATTCGTGAACTTTGCCTCTATTTACACGACCGTTTTTGTAATATTTAGACTCCAAAGCAGCAGATTCAAGCTTAGTAAGAGCATTTATACAAGCCATTATATCGACTTTTATTGCACTTCCCAACCTCGGATTTCTACCGCTCTTGTTTCTACCGTACAAAGCATTGTCTATTATATTAGAATAACACAATTTTGCCATCTGAGATCCGACTTTTCTTTCAGATGCTTCGTGCGATCTAGTATTAAGCTGGTATCTTAGATAAGAGAAATCTTGAATCTAAATTGGGAGTAAATCGTCTCCGATCTTATATTCAATATCGTCTCCGGTTTCAGAATAAACGTCATACTTGATTCTGGTATCACTATCCTTGTTTAAAGCGTCATCAAATTTACCAAGAGATTTTGTTTGTTTAGAACCATATAACGGAGTTAATGTTTTAGGTGCACCAACTTTAACAGCACTTACAAACGCGACCATATCAATCTCATTATTTTCCCTATTCATGCGATCATATAAGTCACGACCGGTTTGATTAGATGCGGTATATTTAAACAACGGGAAATAAGCAGCTTTATCCAACGTACCAACATTCAAATAATATCCGTTTCCAGTGATATCTTCGCTTTCGTTAGCAACATATGACATTTTAAGTGGGAACAATTCCAACTTAGACACCATTGCAGCTTTTTCTGGATCTTTCTGCCAATCAGGATCGTTCTCCAATAACCAGTATGCAGCTTCATCAGAATATCCGGTTTCATCGGCTTCTGTAGACCATTGTCCAAGAGACATTCGTATCTTTCTATACACCTAAGGTCTAACGAAAATTTGAGCATCAGAAACATTTATATCCTCATACGGTTTTGACTGTTGCTGTAGCTGTTTGTTTATTTCGTTTCGTATGTTCTTAGGAAGCAAGTTGAATATATATTCTGATATAGTAAGTCCTTTTGTTCTATACTCTTCTCGTAATTGTTGAATTGCGGAATCTTGTACATCTTCAAAATTAAAGAAATACTCTTCGAATTCGTCATTAAGAGCGTTATCGGCAGATTTATTAGATACGTCTTCTATCTCTTCAGAATATTTAAAATTCTTGTTATCGAGAATTTCATTAATGAGTCTTTCGATATTGTATTTAGAATCTGACTTCTTTCTAAATTCTATATACTTCTTTATTTCCTCTGTAGGATTCTTGCGGATATAATCTCCTATTAAGCAATTCTTAAACTTAGGCCTGATTATAGAATCTAAAAATTTAGATTTTGCGGAAATGTCGTCTACTACAAGTACAGAATAATGCGAACTATTTAGCAGTCCTTTAGGATTTAATTCTGAGTCCGTTCTCTCGTATTCTGACAAATCTAGTCGCATTTCATCTCCAGGAGACAATATAGAACCGAGACGTTTGATTTTATCACTAAATTTATCTCCAATATTAGATACATAATATTCTCGTTCCACAGTTTCTCCAGACGGAAGTTTATATGTAAGAGTATGTGCTTCTCTAGCATTATCTCCTTTTATATCTTTCCACTGATAGAATGCGGGATCCGATGAGAATACTTTCTCGAATTCGATTATAGACGTAAATGTATTCACAACATGGTTGGCCATTAAAGAATAGAACATTATGGCGTCGTTAATCTAAACTCTATAAGGAACATATGATGCAGACCCTCCGAGGCCGTACTTTAAGAATCTTTGGTTTTGTCTTGATAACAGTTGAGCCGGAACTGCAGTTGGAACATACGCGTTCATTGACGGAATGTATTCGCAAAGTTTTATTCTCTGATCAGTAGAAGTCATATATAGTTCGGCGTCAACCATGGCAGCCAATTTGCGATTTAAAGCATCTTGTAAAGCTTGTGTATAATTACCTTGTTTATCGAAGAACATGCTGCGAATTCTCTTTAATTCATTACGAATCAATTCAAATCCGTCAAAATCAGAAACTCGTTTAGATCCCGGATCAACATCTTGTAAACTGATGATTTCCTTTAGCGAATCTCCCAGATCTTGAGTTTTTACTTTTCCTTGCAATATATCCTTTTCAAGATTGTACAACCATTCCAACTTTTGATTGAGATTCATTCCACCGTTCTTAGAAGAAGCTTCTAGATCGTAGAAATATCTAAATTTACCACCATTACCGCTAAAATCCATTTTACCACCTACTATATTTCCGTGGTAATTAGATTTCATTTTGTTTGGATTTGCAATGAGATCTTTTATATTTTCAGGATTATAATACTGTTCGAGAGCATTTAATTCATCGAGTAAATAACCGGCAAATCTCATTATTGTTTCTGCACCAAATTGTCTAAATCCAAATGATGGATCTGCTTGCACAAATTCGGTTAATAGATTTACTGCTTCCTAACCCTTGAGAGTAGTAGAATCTAATCCGTACATATCTTTTGCATATTTTACTACTTGTGGATAGTAAAGCATATTCATATGTAGCTGTCCGATAACAGGAGAGTGAGACGTTCTAAACTGTGCATTCTTACTAGATATCGTGTAGTGAGTTTTCTTATCTGCCATTGTCGGACTTACAAGATAAGTAGCCTCATTACTCTTATAGTCTTTAGATTTTGCAGGAGCGTAATCAGGATCTTGATCCAAACTCAACATCTTCTGAATATAATCCTCAAGAGCAGTAATACCAAAGAAATCTTGTCCTTCTTGACTAGTGGCATCTTTCAAACCTACTTCCAAATTAAGACTAAATTGATCGTCTTTTGATACAACTTCATCAAAGTTCTTAGCTGTGTTTAAAATGATAGAATGTGCGGCATATGGAGAACGCATCATATCTAAAGCATGTTGACCGGCAGTAGTATTAATATTTCTTAATTTGGCAGACTGCATATTATTCTGACTATTCGGATATAACATTTCCTTATTTGGTCCCATTACTCCAAATTCGGCAGAACTAGGATGAATAGCGTGATATGCCAAAGCAAGTTTAGAAATGTCACTACCAGCTTTAGTACCAGAGAATAATTTATCTAACGGTTTTGGTTCAGTAAACGGTCTTCTCTTATTACTATCGTCTCTTCCGAGTTTGTATACTATTTGTTGCTATCCGACGTTTTCTCCTAAAAGTGACACGATATAACCAAATGTTCCAGCAGTATTCTTTGCAAAAGAATCTCTTAATATTTGAGATTTTGTTTCATAAGATTCTGAATCAGACTTGATATTTACAAAATAATCAATAACATCAGAATCCATTATAACGCCAAAATAATTACATAATTGACAAACAAGATCTGTAAGCTAATTATACGTCTCTATCCAATCAGTTTTCTTATTCTTTTTTGCAGTATTAAATACAATAGCTATGTCTTGTTTATACTGTTGCACGACATTCACAAATGTCTCACTTATAACAGCTGGAGATTTTGTTTCATCGAGTATACCAGACAATAAAGCTGAATCTGACCATCTTCTAGGAATGTTTCTAATTGCCTATAAAGCATTATCGTTTCTAAACACCCACTACTTCATCACATCAGCTGCGCTTTCTCTTTGAGCCTGTTCTTGAAGTCGCTTAATATCTTCTTCAGATAAATTGTCTATATCTTCATCACTTATAAGCTAACCCACAGCTTTTGCAGCTTGAATTTCGTGAAAGTATATATTCGGTTTTTGTGAATTTACAGCCGAATATATTTGCGTTTTTAAAGTAGAATTATATTCTATTTCATCCAGCTTTTCATCGAGTGCAGCAAAGAATGCAGATGCTTTAGCAGCTCTTTTTACAATTCCTCTAAAAGAGTTGGGTGGATAATTATCGTTTTCATCTAATACTCCATATCCGCTACAATGATTAGCCTCAGACAAAATCTGGTTCCATGCTACATCGTATAATGTGTATTTTGTACACCCAGGAATTATCTCATTTTCGTCGTAGATTAAAACTTTTTTTCCGTCGTCATCGAGAATAAATCTAGAAGAAGGAATCTACCTTAAGAATAATTTTGCAGCAAGAGATACATTATCTTTCTTAGATATTGTAAATTGGAACTTGTCCCAAATATTATCAGGATTATTTTCTTTAATGTCGGCATCGTCTTCAGAGTCTTTCTTAGAATCCAAACGTTTTTCTTTTACTATGATTCCAAGAGAATCAAAACGGTTCATTAAATAACGTTGTAATGCTTCCGGGTTATCGACGAATGCAAGAAGCATTTCTCTACTATTTTCGTCTACTTCTTTAGCACGTTCCCTAAGCTTGGTGATTACGTCTTTAAAATTCTTTCCAGCTAAGTCTATAATATCCTTAGGAGTATTCAAAGCTGATTCATTTATAATAAAATCTACAATTGCGTCAGCTACTTGATAAAATTCTACAGCATTGTCAAACGTTTTAGAAAGATTTGCACAACATTGTAGAGATAACATTGGAATATACAACATTGCAGCTCCATTAGGATACTCTTTTGCAAATTCCTTTGCGGCTTCTGGATCGAGATGATAATTATTACTATATTCTCCGTTCTGTATAGCTTTAAATACAGATCTATACTGAGATTTTCTTCTAGAAGCTATCAACATGTCAAGTATTCTGCTAAAGAATTTTCTTATTTTATCAGAAAGCTTGGTACTGTTCTCACGTTCAGCCCAATTTCTGAAATCTTCAGCCATTGCCTCTTCGATTTCTCCATATTCAGCTCCTCTCAATTCTTTATGAGTCTTTACATAATCTTCGTACAAAGCAACTCTCTGTTTCGGATTATGTAGAAGAAGGTTAACATAGTGGAATGCCTCATGATAATGAGTTCCAGCACCACTATCGCGTCTAAACATCATGTTGCCGGTAATCTCTCCTAAGATTGTATCGAAAGCAATATTAGTAAGACCAAATGCAGGCTCACTGTCTGTACCTCTAAGCATAGCGTTGCTTACAAATACCTAATGTGGCTTAAGTCCCAGTTTATCCAACAACCATTTTCTAGCAGATTGTTCGTCAAACGTGCCTTTAGTTTTATTATGTTGATAAACACCGTTTACAACATATGTAGATCCTTTTTCAGGCTTTACAAATCGTCCTGCATAATGCAAGGCTTGTAACCTAATGTGACCATCTTCAAATATACGAGCAGTTAGTACATGTCCTATCTTTCTAGCTTTTAACGCATTATAGTCAAGCTTAGTGAGAGCTTCAAATGTAGAATCATCAAACGTAAGCTTTTCTACGCCAACCTGTTTTGGATCAATATTCTATACAAGATCATTAACTTTATCTTTAATAGCTTGAATAAGGTCTTCTTCTTTTACCAGCTTGTTACCAGCCAATATAGGAAGATCGAGCGCTAATACTCTAACAGTAGGTCCGTGTTGTTGAGTCAATTCTGAATTTATATTCCTCTCAGACTCTATCATAGCGTCAATAAACTCTTTCTCAGAATGTATAGCGTGTTTAGATGCTACAGAACCCATTCTGTTTCTAAGAGTAGTCATCTTGCCTTCTTCACTCAAATGAGCTGAAGTTCTAGTAAGGTCGATATCGCCTGTATTAAGAACCGCATCAGCAGCTTGTGCATCGCTTTTAAGTTGTTGACTCTTTACACCTGATCCGAATACAAACGGATCTTTAAATACAGTATCTCCAACATCAGAAGAAAGTTTTCCAGTATGCAACAACCAAGCAGCCATTGTCATATTACGCTTTATTCTGGTAGGTGCGCCTTTTTCATTTACTTCAAACAAGTCAGTCTTATTGAAAGTAAACTCTTTTACGCCAGCTATAGTATATGTAGATTGTTCTGGATGTAATTGGAAATACTTTTCTAATTCGGCAGCTATAAGATTTGTCATCTTGCCGCCAAACTTTTCATTCATTGTTTCTTTATCAGTATTCCAGTGCATCTGACTAGCAATTGCTCTGATTACTTCTTGTCTCTTTTCAGAAGCTAATCTTTTCTCATCTTCTGATACTCCACTAAATAATTCAGATTCGGTATACGTGTGAACTCTATATTGTCCGTTTCCTATTGGCATACCTATATATAATACGCCGTTTACAACAGCTAACTGTTTTGCTGCATAATAAGGAAGTACTGCTTCGACGTTAGAATCGTTTAATAAAGTATCAATTCCATTATGAACTATAAAAGAAGCAAATTGTTGTTGTAAACCGTCTTGATTCAGAGCAAACTAACTGCTAGAAAGTCTACCAAACAACATATATAAAATAGCTTCTGCAGCACTAGGTTTGATGCCTGAAGCGTTGTTGATTACTTCTCCGGTAAATGGATCTATGCACAATTTTAATTGGTCTCCAGTGTTGCCAATCATAGTAGGTATATCACTGTCATCATGTTGTTCATTAAACTTTTGTTCAACCAACATTACAGGAACGTCTGTATTATTAACAGTTTTTGCTACTATATATACTTTACCAGCAAGACCTTTGCCGTCATATGTAGTAGATTCGTTTCCTTCTCTGAAGTCTTGTATAGCGTCTATGTTACTTGTTCTAAGTGCACCAGAGCCTATACCGATCTTTATTTCTCCATTCTAAATCTGAGTGTTTATTTGACTTACACCAGATTTAACTCCGAACGGATTGCCTTCTCTACTAACATTTTGTAAAATAGGAGCACCTCCAGCAGTTTTTTGATTATTGAAACGTCCGTTACTTCTAGTAATAGTTTCAGGAACCACATCAGTTCTAATTTCTTCTGGGAATACGTATTTGCCGTTGGCGTCTTTTGTAAGATATGCATCTATAATCTGCATTCTAGTCTTACGGAGATTTTCTATAGCCTTGTCTATTTCGGCATCAGTCATTGGAGTTTTACCAATCTGTCTTAGATTGAATCTGGCATCTTGATTTATTCTTGGTAAAGCCTCTTCTCTCTGTCTTACACGCTCAGCATAGTGTTCGTCAGTTTCTTTAGTCCATCTCGGTAAGCGTTTTTCAGGATCTGCCCAATCATCTACTTTACTTTGCCACTTTTCAAGATCATCGAGATATTTATCTATATCTTGTTGAGAAGCATTGTCAGACGGTTTTAATGGACGTGGTCCATACAATCTCTCATAGTAGTTGTATGCTACACCTTTACGCTCATTTTCAAATGTTTTTTGTCTACTAGTACCGGGTTTATGTATAGTATGTATTCTAGACAACTTGTCGCGAACTTCTTTTTCGTGATTTATCGGGAATTCTTTTGGTATTTTTTGACCGTTCTGATCAACTCTATCTTCACCTGTGACTGGATCTTTTTCTGTACCGATAGAAATGTATTTTCCAAGTTGTCTTAACGAACAAGCGTAACAAGCATCTTCATTCGGATCTTCAACTATGAGTGTAACAGTAAACGTATCGGCATCGTCATTTACATTTCTATTCTCTCTGTTAGCCGCTGCATCTGCTGCTTGAGTTACTACGTAGTATACTCCACCATTAGAATAACATGACTCCAGCCAACCTTTTTGTAAGAGTTTCTTTGAGAATTCTGATCCGGATTTTAAAGTTTTTCTCAAGTGTACATCTTTACCGTTGACTCTCAACTTCATTACATCCGTTGCATCTGGACGGTAGAAGAATACATCACTTACATAATCGTATGCTTCATCTCTCGTCTAACTTTCACTCTTTTTGTGATTCGGACTTGGTAATTCATTTTGATCGTAGTCTGCAAGTATATCAATATCGTATAATTGCTGAGCCTAATCTTCCAACAGTTGTTGAGTGATAGGATCTAATTCAAGTCCTCCTACAGCGATTCCTCCGTCTGGAGTAGAAGAAAAATCTGCAGAATTGTTTACAATAGCTTGTTCTTGTTGAGCTTCCTGTTCAAGCTTTTCGTTCTCAATCCGATCAATCATTGCTTGTTGCTAGTCTTGATCTTCAATATCTTGATTACCAGCTTCCTGCTCATGATCTTCTTCCTGATAATCATCTATCTGTGGTTCGTCAACAGGTTGTTGATTTTCTTCGATGATTTGATTTTCATCTTTTGTATTTTCGTCGCCTATACTCTCTGTTCCGATAATAGAGGCCTCCTAGGTTACCGTTCCATTGTTACCAAACTCCATATATATTGGAGTATTTGTTTCTTCTGAATATTGAACGGAAACAGTGTTTGCATTTCCTGGCGCGTTAGTGTTAATATTCCACTTTTTAGAATCATCTAACACAATATTACAACCTTCATCGTCAGCCACTTGTGCTCCAGATCCGTCAAATTTTTGTATTGAGAATGTAGAATATTTTTGATCGTCTTTCTCAGTTTCGGTTCTCTTTACAACATAATAATACGTTTGACCGTTTTCTTCTATTTTTCCAAGTATCTATCCGTCAGAAAGATATATAATCATTTCCGTCTTTATAACAACAGGACCGTCTTGAGGTTTAGACAATACCGGTTTTCCACCAAACGACGGATCGCTTTCCAATTGATCTATTTGCTATTTAACACTCGGAATTACAGGAGAACTAGTTCTAATTTTTCTTATACTAAACGTCTTATCTCCAACTGTAACATATCCACATACTTCTCCTTCTTTAGCATCATTGATTATAACAACACTGTCAAAATTTGTATTTTCTGCATCAGAAGGATTTACGAACTCGTATCCGATCGGAAGTTTCTTAGGAAAATTATTGAACTTATCACTTATATTACCGTCTTTGTCTGCCCAAGCATACCGTACAATAGTAAACTTACCACTAGGGTTAGTAAACGTTACAGGATACTGATAATATATAGTACCGTCTTCAATCTGTACAGTATTAGCTATTGCATCTCCAACAATAGCGCCTTCAATCTTCGGTTTAACAATGTTGATAATAGTAGGATTCTGTGGTTCGTCATTTTGCTGATTCTGATCGTTATTATCTTGCCTGTCTGGAATAACGGTTTGCTGTTCTTCCTATTTAGGAGTAACTTCTTCAGGATCTTGTTCGGCAGTATTCTTCTATTCTTCTTGTTGCTGTTGTTGTCTTTGTCTATTGCGTTCCTATATACGCTTCTTCTATCTCCTACGTTCAATCTCTTCCGGAGAAAGATTCATAGTCTATTCCTCAAGTTTCTCCGCAGTATCCTCTCCAGATAATAAAGCTTGTTCAAGTTTTTTATTTTCTTCTGCTGCTGCGTTTTCTTCTTGAGACTGATCAACAGGCTGTTCTTGAACAGATGGTTCTTCCTAAGAATTATCTTCAAAAGCCCTTCTTACGATTCTCGCACGTTCGTTCTGAACTCTTGTTAAATCATTCTTAATAACATCCCATGCAGATTGTTCACGCATTGCTCTTAAATCAGCTTCGTCAGCATCGAAACCTTGTCCTTGTTTCTTTCTAGATATCGGCTACAAAGCGATAGCTGCTTCTTTCTCTTCATAATCTTTTACACTTTGTAATAAGAATGAATCGGCATTACTATATCCAAAAATAGCTGTATTTAATTCGCCAGGAGTTTTACTAGCAGGATCAACATAAGCACTTGCTAATTTACTTAAAGCAAAGTGTAATGATAAATTCAGAAGATTTGACTTGTCATATTTATCTAATTCGTCTTGTTTGTCGAATTTAATATCTGCAAATTCATCTGAAAATACATCATCGAGAGTCTGATTTTCGTCCGTAACTATCTGTTTTTCAATTTTTTGCAGATTTTCGATACTGTTTTGAAGGCTCTTAATCATTCCGCCCAAAGTATCAGTATCTATATCCACACCGGTAATTGCACGCGCTTCTCTCTTTCTAATATCAATGTCATGAAGCATTGTATAAAGAGATCTAGCATGTTTTAACTGATTCTTAACGTGAAGAGCAGTCAAGTATGATTTTATAAGTTCTTGAGGAGTCTCTTGTTCTTGAATAGTCTCGTATGGTAATTGAGCTATATAATTCTGAACTACACCTCTCTTAAAATTCTAATCTCTTAAAGATCTTGTAGCTATGGATATTAAAGTAGATTGAGGAAGATTATCATTTTTAATCTCTCCATCATGCTTTAATTGGTCGATAGTTAACTTTAGTATACTATTTAATCCGTCTTCACCAACATTTACAAGTTCTTCCGGACTCATAGACATGTATTTGTCAGTATATTGAGCTTTAATTAGATTATTTTTTATTTCTGCTACCTACTGTGCTTTTTCAATAGACTCTTGGTAACCAGAGTACATATTCTGCACAACATTTACCAATTTTGCAAGTTCTGGATTCTATGCATATATCTGTTGTTTTCTTTCTTCAGTAGTAGCATCTGCAAACAATTCATCAACAAGACCTCTACTTTCGTCTAAAAGACTTACAATATTTTTCTAAGTCTCTTCGACAGCTTCTTGAGACATTCCTCTATCAGCAATAAGCTTTGCTCCGTTTGTTATGATATCTTTGTGCTGTTGACTATATTTCTCAATACCGTTTTTCTCTGCAAGCTCTTGTATCTTCTTATTATCATACATATATGCAGTAGCCGCAAGAAGTTTGATATCTTCGTCGACCATATCAGGAGTTATATACTGATTATCTTGGCTTATATTACCCTTAATATCGTATAAAGATCTCATGATACGCTCTGGAGATACACCGGTTCTATGAAAAGCTTCTATAAATGTTCTTATTCTCTTTTCATCGCCGATATCGTGGAAGTTATTACTGATCATTTGAGTCATCACACGATCATTCTTCAGCTGCTTGGTCAAATTCTTGATATTCTGTAATGACGGATCACTTCTAAGATTAGAAAAAGCACTACCTACTCCTGGGAAAATACTTCCAATAAAAGCACCTATTACAACAGCTTTTCGTATTTCATCATCACCGGCACCGTTCATTCCTAACAAAGCTTTGGTGACGTGCATATCTAATTCTGGAAGCTGCATTAATTCTGCCATTGAGAATTGAGAATATTGTTTGTTATAATCGTCAAACTCTCCATTCTCAAAACGTTGCTGCAAAGTAGTCTGAACACCTTCTTCATATCCTTCCATAGCCATTACAGGTGCGAACTTCTTTACCTTGTCCCAAGTATACTTACCAACTCTATTTGCAGCGAGACCTGCAAAGAATTTGCCATCTTTCATAAACCACTTGGATAAGTGATCTACGTATCCATCATAAGCTCCTAAAATATGTCGTTCGCTTTCAGAAAGTGCCTATTTTGTTCCACTCTTAAATATAGCATCCTTTATTCGTTTTCCAGCCTTGGATAATATTTTTTCTCCGTAAGATAAATAAGGAAAGGTCTGTAAATAGTCTGATACAGCTAATACGTTATTGGCATTTATAAGTTTCATAATGCCTTTCTAACTGTCTTTCTTAGTTTTTTCGAATATAGGATCTCCTGTATCTATATCTCTAGCTATAGCTTCTCCGATAAGATCGGTTGCTGACATTCTAGAAGGATCTATTCCGTGCTCAACTTCGTAATTTAGAATGGCCTTCATGACATTTGTCATGTTTGCACCTTTGGTGATAGCATCTTTTTGAAGTCTTGAAGAAACAGCATCCATTGCTTCCTAATTGGTTTCAAGAACTCTTTGCTGAGTGGTTATAGCTAATTCGGAACCAATTTCGGCAGAACGTATTCCGTATTTCAAAGCTTTCCATTTATTAGATGCCTCGAACGCTTCTTTAGCTCCGAGTAATTTTCTAAGCTTTTCCGTGTCACCAGCTGCCATTGCTGCGTCTAACGCCACTTTATATTTCTTACCACCTAATGCGAGAGAAGGAAGTTTTCTAATTGCGGCTTCTGCTGCAACGTTTACGCTCATAGAACCAAGCATACCTTCAATCATTCCTAGAGTACTACCTATTTCAGGAATCATATATACGGGATGCCATATAGAACCACTTAACTATTCTTGATTGTCTCTCCACTCTTGAGAAACATCTTCGGGATCGAACGCATCTTTTATTCTCCAGCCTGGATTTCCATAATATTTCTTACTCGGTGCAAACCACTTCATTACTGATTTTGGAACAGTTGAGAACGGTACTCTGATATTACCTTCATTGAAATCTTCAATATAAGTATCAAGTTCATCATTATATTGAGTCTTCCTATTTTGTTGGTCTATAGACATGTCATTCATCTTATCGATCAGATCATTTCTGTTTGCCACGTCTGCACCAATATACAAATCCTCACTTATAAAGTCTGGACCTCCTTCAGCAGAAGACATAATGGCGTCTCTAGTAATCTTTCCGCGATCTACCAATCCTACTGCTTTACCAGCAGTATCGACTCCTAAAGAAATAGTATTTCCTGCGATTTGAAGAGCGTTTTCGAATCCTGTCCAAAGATTACCAAGTTCTCTACCCCATTCTTGAAGCATTGATCTATCCTGCCAGTTTTCAGGGAGATCTTCGATAGGCTCTGTTCCTTTTACAAGATAATGCCCTAACGTCTTTAAATCTTGAGTTAATGTAGTATTGTTTTTATCATACATTATCTCAGCTATAATAGGATTCGATCTTCCTTCGGGACTTTTAAAGAAGTTATCAAGTTCGTCAATTCTACCGAGAAGATTCTTAGCTTCTGTACTACCTGCTTTTCCTTGAAATAGTAGATCGTTATAATTATCTACGCATTTTCTATATTCTTTTATTAGATTAAGTGCATCTTCATCATTTTGAAGTTCGCGCAATTGTTCTTGTTTTTCTTTTATGAAACCCTATGCACGTCTTTCAAAAGTCATTCTAAGAACATTGGGAACATCTTCCAGTATTTGTCCTGGAATAGACTTTGCATAATCTATAGCATTGTCATACCAGGACTTACCGGATTCTTGTTCTTGTGCACTATAACTTTCTAAATTAGAAACAGGACCTTGAGGAATATATGAATTTAATAATGCTTGACGTTCTCTATTCTGTTGTCTACGCTCTTGTCTAATTGCATTTATTTCATTGGCAATTTCTTGCGTAGTTTTTCTGTTTCTTCTCATAATATATTGTATTAATCAAACATATCAATATCATCGAATGTATCATAGACACGTTCGGCTTCTCTTTTTGCTGCAACAGATTTAGTATTATTTTGTTCGTCGTATAAATGATTTATTTGATCATTATCCACCTAAGAAGCCTATACAGTTCTAGTAGAAGGAATTAAAACCTTTGTTATGTTGTCCCAATTCATATTTTTAACTTCGTTAGATAAATCGGAACCATCACTAGACTTATACGGAGATAATATTTTTCCCTGTTTGTCTACGAGTTTTAATCCGAGTATTTTTCCGTTTTTAATAAGATTTTCATCAGACCCAAAATAATTTCTTATAACGTCTTTGTCTACGGCAACCTGGAAATTTAAATCGTAAATATCATACGGACCGTAAGCACTATAATTTGATGTAACGTCTTGAGAATATATATATCCATTAACGTTGTGCGCTTTTAAATAATCTTCTAATCCTGTAGGAGTGGTCATTTTTGCTTTACCATTGTATCCAGCTTGAGCATACTGCATAGCTCTAGTATTGGTAAGATGTAAATTATTATTTTCGGCATCAAATACAACAGGAAGACGTTTGAAATTATTATCGTTATCTACAACTTCACTAGGGTTCATATTTGCAGCAAGTGCTAAACCAGTTACCAAATCTGGACCATTAAGATGATCCTGCATTGATCTATATAACTTCCAAGCTAATCCGTGAGCACTTTCAGCTTTTTGACCTTTGGACATTTTATCGATTGCAGAATTATATCTTTTTTGAATATCATTTGCCCCGTTAGTCAATGACGCCAAATTTGTATTATATACGCGTCTTCCAGTCCATCCTATTAACCTATTATCGTTGTTATCGTCATTACCACCACCTTGTTGTTTTTGCTTAGCGAGATTTAATCTTTCTCTCTACAATTTTAAGTTTTCTAAAGACAAATAATTCTTTATGTCTCCGTCTGGTTTAACTAACCACTTTTGATTAGCATCCGCAACATTTCTCTACAGTTGTTTCTCAACGGCATCTGCAGTAGGAGTTTCACCTCTAGCAGCAATTTGTCTAGCAGCTAAATCTCTATAGTATTCTGACCAGAAAGAACCCTACCATCCTGGAGTATTTTGTCCAGCTATATTCATTAGATCTTCATCCAGGAATCCTGTATAAGTCATTTTTGGATCGTAAGCACTTCCTAATTCTCTCTTAGCTTGTTCTGCAGTAAGCTGATAAGGAGTGCGTTTATCATACCAACTATTAGTAGCTTCTGCAAGTGTTTGGAATGCTATAGGAGAAGTAGATCTCCACTGGTTATGCTCACCTTTATCTCCTATTGTGCTAAATTCTTCAAAGCTAGGAAGACCTTGTGATCTACGATAGAAGTCTTCAGCATCTTGACTAAACTTATCTTTAGCCTTAAGTTCCATCTCAGCTTGTTTGTACAATGTACCCCACTTAGCATTCTCCTTCATCTCATTATATACAGCAGGATCGATAGAATTAATCGCCTTCTGTATAATCATTCTTCCTTCAGGACTTCTAGCAAGATCTATTCCATTGGCATACGCAGTATCTACGATATCTCTTACACCTTTCATCATCTTTCCGTATGCCTACATATCCTTTACAAACGGACTAGAGAAATCTCCATATTCTTTCTTGAAGTCTTTGAGTTCCTATTGACCTTTCTCATACATATCTTTGGCAGCATTTATAGCCATGGCCATCATCTATGTGTCATACAAATCCACGACAGGCATTTGCATGGCCTAATCATACGCGTATATCATGATTTACCTCTTTTTAATTTTTCAAGTTCTATAGCCTGATCAGTCTAATAATTAGCCATCGTTCTATTAAACTGATTTAGTTTATCGTAATTTTTAAGCCAGGATAACATGCTGTTATAAGTATTGTAAATGCCCATGTCCATACGGTTGAGTTTAGCAGCATTAGACCTCATATAAACATCTGCATCTGCTCTCTTAGCAGTCATCATGTTATTAGCTTCTTGAGCTCCTACATTGATTAATGCGTTTCCGTATTGACTCATGAGAGCATTGTCCATCTCATATTTCTTCATCATAGCATCAGCAATACTCTGCTGTGTATTTCTAACATTAGCAATCCTTCCTAAGTATTTCTAAGATCCACTCAAGCCACCAGAATTGTTTAAAGCATAGTTACCTCTTGCTTCAGCTGCTCTAAGTTGATTCATTATGGGATAAGGATTAATCCTTAAAGAACCTAAGATACCTAACCCTCTATTAGCATATGGATTTCTTACATATGTGTTTGGCTTATATACATCACTATTTTTTGCTTGTAAGTACTGTTGTAATCCTATCAGACCTCCTATTCCATGTGCTGCAGCATTTAGTATATAATCACTGGATTTACCAAGCTTATACTTAGGCATCTTACCACATTTATGTTCTTTCATATCGTCTTTCATCATTCCTGATTTCTTTAATATTCCCTATCTCTACAACGCTCCGTTCGGATCTATGTCGGCTTGTTCAGCCAGACCGTATTTATTAGATATTACGGCATCTTTACTTCCAAGCCTTACTGGAATTACATCACCCCAAGCAGGATTGCCAGGTACTGTGATTTGATTTATAACTTGTCCGTAATCATTTACACGTTGTATCTTTTCCCCAGGTTGTACTAATCCATTAGGTTGTTTACCGTCAGCAAATATACGCTGATTCTCAGTATTACCATGACGTAGAACATAATCGTTATTTAACGTTCTAGTTTTAGCCACACCTGTTCTAAAATCATTATGTGCGATAGCTGCGATGCGTTGTCTTTCGAGTTCTTTTTTCTACTCCTCTTCTGCATCACTGCTACCAAACAAACCGCTTACAAAGCCTCCTATACCACCTACAACGGCTCCAACACCTGTACCAATAGGACCTAAAGCAGAACCAATAGATGCGCCTGTTGCAGCTCCTTTACCTACAGAAGCCCACCTTTTAGATCTATTCTCTTTTCTCTGCTCACCCATTATTTCGTCTTCGTTGGCTAAGTTCTAGAGCTGTATATCTTCATCACCAACTTTAGTATTAGTAGTACCAACTTTAGCGTCAAGATCATTTTTAGAATACTTAGCTCCATAGCTGTTGAAGTCCTATATCATGTTAATACCACCTTGAATAGCAGAGCCTGCTACATTAGCTACATTACCAAGTTTCTCCATCGTAGCGGCTTTCTTAGCAGCTTTTACATTGTCTATTCTATTCTGAGTAGCTTGATCATCTGGATCAGCATATGCAAAATAACTAGCGTCTGACAACTTAGGAATATCTTTATACGGTAAAGTAGTAGGTGCTTGAAAAGGTGTACCGGTTATATTTGCTGCAGTTCTACGCGGATCAATTACAGAATTATTCAAATCGTTCATTCTCTACGATAATCCGCTAGTATCAGGCATCCAGGGAACAGTATTCGTGTTATCATCTATGTTCCAATACGGTCGTGTATTATTTATACGTTTTCTATCTATTAAATCCATGACTTTCTATATTTAGTTATTATATATTGTAATGAGAAGTCAGGATCACTAGAAGTAGTAGATAACTCACATTCCATTACTTTTCCTCTCATTCTATCTCCCCATTCAGCTTGTTTCCACACTTGAGTATTGTTCTCTGTAACATAGTGTCCAGCTCTAGGCACAGCAAATCTAAAGTCGTATTCTCTGTTTGTTATTCCTATATAGTCGTCTGTATTAGTATCTACGACACCGTCTATAATTCTGGATTCCTACTTCAATGGAGTCTTGAATATCATGTTTATATATCCTAAGTAATTACCTCCATAGAATCTTCCAGCGAGCTGCATGTTATCGTATATATTATTATATAATGTTTGAGGATTGACTACAAACTTTACATATGGCTACCATGTATATAATGGATCTTCTTCAGGAACATTCCATAAAACAAGTCCGTCTTTGTATGGAGATAATCCAGATATCAACAATAATTCTTCTTGTCTCTTTATACTGTGAGAAAATTTAACTTCGTATACAGAAGTAAACTGTTGAATATTCTCGTTATATATAATAGGATTTTGACCTACAACACTAAACATTACTTCATTATACTTAGTATCGTAAGCTATAGCTGGTGTATCAGCTTCATCATTACCGTTGATGTAGTTATCAATAGTCTTAAGCTTGTTCATCGGTGTTACCGTCTATCCTCCAGAATAAGTTAATATCTCCTTGCGATAACCGTCCCACCAGTATAATGTAGTGTTAGACTGACAGTCTACATACTGATTAGGCTTCATACCATATTCTGTAGTAAGGTAGTCGTATCTTTGCAATACATCTCCGTTACCTAAGATAATATTTGTATCATTAGCGTCTTGAATAATAGTACGCTCATTTACACTAAGTACACCTACTGCATTGTCCTACCAGAATAACAGAGTATCTTTAAACAGTCTAAGATCTGTAATCTAACCATATCTAGTATCTACGTCTATGTAGTTAGCAGACTTAAAGTTTAACCAACTGTCAAATGATTCGTTATTCTACTTCTAATTAGAATAACATACTCTATAGTCGTAGTTTATATTCTTAATATCGTCTTCGTCTGATCCAGTGAAGTATTTAGCAGTTTCATTTGTGTTATAAGCAGTATTGGCTACATAACAAGGTAACGATTGCTTATATCCTCTAAGAACTGCTGGTTCGTCTTGAATAAACATATTATCGCCAGCTCCTTGATTCTTAGCAGAATAACCTGTTTCATAGTTTATTTCTATATCTGTCTCCACAGGTATTTGATAGACTGTAGTCATGTTAGGAGCAAATTTAGCCTTGTCTGTATAGAATGTTTTAGCAGCATTATAGTTAAACATTCTCAAATAACAGTCTCCTGAAGTAACTTTATGGATAATATAATTCCCATTAGTAGCTGTCAGCGGATAAAAATCTCCAAAAGAATAATATGTAGAATTACGTCTAGCATAATCTGTATATCCGCCATATCTAGATCCATCATTAGTGTTACATAAATCACATATGGTAATGTGCAAATCGTTATCTACAGATCCGGTAAACGAACTATTTTCTATCTTTAGCAAGACAGCTTTTCCAGACGTGCTAACAGGATAAAAATTTACCTCTTCGTGATTGTCGTCTACATACTCCCAGTTTCCTCCATCTTCATCACTACTATACTATTTTGGAAATCTTTTATTATAATAAGGCTAAAAATCCTACATTGTATAATTAGTAGGAATGCTCCACGGAATAAATTCATATCCGTTTATATACTAAGAATTATTTCTGAATGTCGGAGTTTCTTCTTCTGAAAATTCGTCATATTTTGGAGTATTGATAAATATAAAATCTAAAACATTTCTGATTTTATAATATAACGGATTTGGCCTAACTGGACTAGCTGCCCCAACTACTCCGGACAATATTCCTACACTATTACTTACATCCAAAACTTCATCATCAAAATCACGTATTATTCTATTATAAATAGTTTTTCTCATTAATACGTCATTTGGCTCACGATAATAAGAATATTGTTTATCATTACGTACAATTTCTGCGACATTATAATACTCTGTCTACGCTCCGTCTAGATTATCAGTATATTGAAGTTGATCTGTAACGTTATCGTGAGTATATGTCTAAAATTTTTGATTATAAGCCAAAGGTTCGTGATATGGGAAAAAGTGTCTAGTTGATACCCACAATGCGTTATTATTGTATATTGGTATATCACCAGATCCGTTTTTAATTACATATGCATCACCATCTTCAATATCAAACCTATATTTAGAAAAGTTTAACCCAAGATAAACATTATTTGGTGCAAATACTCCAGATTGTATATACCACGATTTTACATTTCGTTCTGTTAAATCGTCCCAGTCTAAAGAATGTTGTATTTTATTTACAAACGGATATTCTTTTCTTACAGAATCTACTAATATCTAATTGTCATAACCTGAACTTTCTCCACCATACTTGTATACTGTCTATAACTATAGAGATCCTTTATATGTATTTAATAAGTTTTCTATATCGTCTCTCTAATAACAGATTTCTGGTGATGCAAATAAAATAAAATTATCACTACTTACTCCGTATGTATAACCGGTATATTTTCCAGGATATACTACCATTTTGGAAGTAGTAAAGAATCCGCTTGGAACAAGTACTTTTTGATCAGTTCCTTCTGGATCATGTGGAAACGTTTGATTTAATTCGTAACCATCGTTACTGCTAGAATATGTATAACATTGTAATGGTCTTCCTATTATACCTCTGCTTATAACGTGTCGGTATTCATCTCTCTTACATCTTACTATTTCGTAATCTTTGAAGTAATCCGCAAACTCTCCTAAATCACTTCTTAATTGAGATCTATCTATTGTGAATTCTATAGATAATTGTGTCGGTTCTCTATACCGATCATAATCGTTTTTTAACGCTCCACTTACTGTTGTTGTTATTGTAAATCCTATCGGAGTTCTTACGTCGCACACCCATTTTACCGGCCAAGCGTTCCCATATATATCGTATAAAACTATACCGTATCTATATAATTCGTTATGCCTTAAAGCTTTTCCGCCATTATGTTCATCTTCTTTAAGACTCCACGATACTATAGTTCCAGCACAGTCTCTCCAAAGATAATCGTTAAACGAAGAAGACATATCTAAGTAATTAGCGTCTTCTATCTAAGCCGTAAGATCCAAATCATTGAATACTTCTAATAATTCTTCAGAATTACTTATCTGATATTTTACATTAGACGCAAATAAATAATCATTCTTACTTTCTATTTCTGTAAATACGGTCGGTATCTTTTGTAAAGCTAAAAATTCTGCATATGATAAAGATACTATATCTGCTCCATAATCATCATATATTAGATTAGAAGAAGCATTTAAATCTCCATCATATATCATATTAACAGTAGGATCTTGTCCGACTTGCTGATATGTTACTCGATATATTTTACACTTATCGAATCCGCTTGTTTTATTCTCAGATACAGTAACTTTGTATCCAGCACCAGACTTGTCTCCGTATTCAAGACCTCTTGAAGATCCTGTTAATCTATTTACAACTGGTACAAGATTACTCAATGGAGATAGTCCGCTATTATTTCCGTACTTATTATACAATACATATGCATATTGTACAGCAGCCGGTAATAACGATCCTGAATTTAATTGGCTTAAAGATATACTTTTAAACTGATGTTCTGGAAATGAAGATATAGTATTTATATCTGTGCTAGGACTAGTAACGTTAGCAGGATCTGCAATATTAATCATCATCAAAGGATGCTTACCATCGGCTATATAAAGCTTAACGTTATCATCATCTTCATATCTAGTAACGAGACTTACAGCGTCTCCAAGCTGATCATTACAAGGACCAAATATTCTAGTTACATTATACTAGTTATTGTTCTTTACTACAGTGTATATACTCCATTCCTCTGAAGGCAGTGTTGCAATTTCTTGTCCACCTATTACTGAAATTGGATTTGCAGGAGCTTCCTTTCTGTCTACTACGATACCGTACTGTCTAATCTATGTAGCAGCAGCTACATCTACGAACTAGTTGTATACGTAACTATAACCTTCTATAGTACTTAGTTCACCATTGTTTTCACTATTATTAGTAATCAACCTTAGATTATAAGCAATTCTATACTGATCGCTAGGCATCATACTATCAGATGTATCTGTATTCATGCCTTTAGTAAATGTATTTACTACAGCATTCTTATTTACTTCGTTTGCGAGTATAGAATTAATATCCATAATAATAATCGTTATAGAAGGACTACTCCTTGTTTATATTACTAAAGAATGTCGAATCTCCATCCCAGTCAGGTATAAGTTTATTCCAATCATTCTTTATATTCTGCATATCATCTGCAGTAGGCATCATAGCCTCTGCATAAGCTTGATTCCTATAGAAGTTCCACTACTGTTGTATATAAAAATAAGACTGAGCGGCATATTTCTGTGAGTATTTAGAATTGCCACCTAGTCTACCACCCAGGAACTTAGGAAAGGTTAACTTCATTACAACATACCAATATACTGCTTCTTGATAGGATGAAAGATCTGGGATTAGAGGATAGCCTCTCTCGTCAGTAGCTATAGCTTTGTATGCTAACTTAATATATCCGTTGTCTTTATTTGTTACTATCCAGCCGGGTTTAATAAAGTATTCAGGCTTATCTATCTGCCTGTTTATTAATACTTTCTCCCAATACTGTTTTGTTCTGTTATCGTAAAGCTAAGACTGTGAAGTCATCAGCTTAGCTACGTGTTTGTCTATATGCTAATGTTTATTCTTATGTGGATGTTTGAATATAGTTGTAGTAGTACTCATAGGGACCCAAGGTCCTTCGGGATCAGTAGAGTATGCTACTCCATCCAGAATCTATAAATCACTTGGAATAGGAACTTGATTGTCCTGTATCTTCAATATAGGGAGATCATCAGTTCCTGATTCCCTACTGATATACTGCATAGGAGCGCCAATCTTGTCCACGGCTTCAAATATCCACTCTTTTATATCACTGATTCTTTGATTAACTTCTGTGGAATCTAAATCAGCCATGATCTTAGCAATGACTGATTCACACCTTGTATAATTGTATATCATCTACGTTTATATAATCTTGCTTGTTAAAAATTAGTTGAGCTAGTTTTCGTTTATTCTGTCGCACCAAGCTTAAGTTGTACTTATATCTATCTGGGAATGTCCTAGGTATCTTAGACCAGTATAGTCTATACTTATAACCATTAGAATGTTCATTCAAGTGATATATTTTCTTATCGTACTCTTTGCTTAGCTTATAATCTACAGATAACGAATCTGGAGTGAGACTTTTCGGTTTATATTTACATACTCTTACATAACCTAGCCCATAAGGCATTTTAAAGCCATCTGACGCGTTTAACAGTGTTTCTAGTATAACTGAACACATTGTATCTGTTATGCGCTTGTAGAGGCTGTAATCAAGCTCTATGGGCATTGTACGGTACATATCCCGAAAGGTTATAGATTTCTTATTCCTCATCGTCTTGTGGTCCATGTGGCTTAACCGAAGCCAAGGTAGCATTGTTGCTATCATCGGACGGTCTGTTGAGCATAAATGATAATTCATTCTTCATTATCTTATCCTTAATATCAGGAACCATCCATGCTGGTACTTCGATATCTTCTTCATCAAGTTCGTCTTCGTCTTCGCCATTGTCTGTATCTTCTTCAGCAATATACATCACAGTGATATACTCTAATACTCCACCATCTGCATAACCCTGAATGTAGATATGACCATCATCCTTAAAGAATCCTGTAAGCTCTGCGAAAGTATACTTCCTGTTGTAGTTGTAGTGTCTACGAACGTGATCCATGTATTGTATCACTTCTCCATCCTGGTCGTGTATAGACAGGATAGACACACCATTGTTCATAAACACATCATCTAAAGTATCAACAGTACGCTTAGTATGTTTACCTGCTTCAGGACATTCCTCAAGTTCCATTTCATCTATCTCCCTGATAGTAAGAACCTCTTCATCTACAAGGTCTTCTATTTCCATAAACTGACCATTCTTATACCTGTCCTTGATAGCATCCTTCCTAAGCTTCCATAACCAGTTACGGTAGTGCTTTATCCATGCGGCAATCTGTGCTCTAGATAAGTCTTCACTTTCGCTTATGTTATTATTTCTAACAAGTAAAAGTATATCATCAATGATTTCTTTGATTGATACTTTCATAGTTATTTACTTATTTCTACCACCCTAACGTCTTCAGTTTTTATTACGTCATTGGTGTTTTCTATTTCATACTTATGTTTAGTCACCTTCTTCCAATCTAAGGTGAAAAGTCTCTGTAGGAAGTTCTTCTTATTCTTATACTCTCTAGTAGTATATAAATAAATATATTGGGTATTTCTAATATCTAACCCAATATACACAGTGTCCTTCCCAATAGTATAATGAACAGTAGTCAGAGGATTATATTTAAGACTATCTATATATACTGAGTCTTTTAATATCTCTATTATATCTCCTTCTACTTCTTTACCACTGTTAACGTTTATTACCTGTGTTTGAGTTGCAGCAGTCTAAAGTTGCTTATCCTTTATACCAAGTTCCTCTCGCACGCTATCTATCTCATGTAGCAGCTTATCATTATAAGTCTGCAGTTCATCTATACTCAGTCTTAAAACATTATTGGCCTATTGGGAGTCATTTATAACCCCCTAATAGGCCTCAATGTTATTCTGAGCCATTTCTAGGCTCTCTGACAGCTTTTTATTTTGTTTGTGGAGTGTTACACCCCAAGCGATTAAAAAGCCCACCAGGAGCCCGCAAATAGCCTTAACGACTGTTTTCCAATGAGTTACTATCCAACCTAATATCGCCATTAGTAATCATCTTCTTTAAATCCATATATTTACCGTTCCAATACATAGCAGCTCCGAATATAGCTGCGGCATACGTAAGCATCTGTCCTACGTAACCAAGTACAGCACCTGATAGATCACCAGAGCCGAAGTATTGGAAGAACGACAATGCAATGCCACTCACCAATCCTGCTACTGCTGTACTGTATTGGGTGACCTCTTTCCATTTTGCCATATTACTAAATAGTTATATATACCTTCTCAGTCTGGCAAGCTTCTTGAATTTTTGGTAATACTCTGTTACACGTTTTGATTGAGTTAATCACTTTACCTACGATTTTATTCTCACCTAACAACAAGCAGCCGCTTGTGTCAGCCTAGGTATTTCCACTATGTATCCTAATGCCCTCATAACCAGGGACATTGAGTAACAACGGCATAGTCTTTTTAAACTTATTACTGTAAGTCCAAACAATCTGATATCTTCCAGTAGGTATTGCGGTTTCGTTCTTTATCTTTTTCTTCTTAATCTCTTCAAGAGGCATGTCTTGTTTCAAACCTCTGTCTGTATCTTCGAGTACATCACATTCGTATGTGCCGTTGATATAGAACTTACCGATCGTATAATCCTTCTTCCTAGCTATTCTTTTTAATAAAACTTCCATGACAGTTGATATTAAATTTATATTTATTGGTTCTCTGCAGGAGTAGTTTGTGTAGCATCGATTGTTACAGGACCTGTCTGTCCTTCTTCTCCTGTGGGAACTAGAGTAAATATATTAGAATAGTCTGCGGTCACAGTTGCTGTATTGTCAATGGAGTAGCCCTCCTTGAATATCTTTGTTACAAGCACTACAGTAAACTCACCAGTATACAACTGAGCTTCTGCGGGAAACTCTACTTCTACTATATTGGGAGTCTCTGTAAACTTAACTACTGCATTGTAAGTATCCATTGAGATGTTAGTAAACTTCTTGGTGTACTTCTTATCCCAATCGGGATATACGCCTATACCATCATACTCGTGTACTTTATGTTCATGGGGGAGTACGTTGTATGTAGGATCACCCACCATATTGATGTTATACTCACTTGGTTCAAGACCGTTCAACTTAGGATCGATAACTTGGCTACCCGCAGGAAACCTAGACAGGAACCTAGTTTTATTCTCCAAGTCTTTAACAGCCTGTTCTTTAGCAGTATTGTTGATAATATATGCTTGTGCAGATACGATATTGGCGACCTGACTATCTCCTAATATAAGCTATAATCTCAGCTTAATGTCATTACCTATTCTAATCTTCATAGCATTAAAATAAAAAAGCTAGAGAGGGCTAATGCCCGCCCTAGCTTGTATTATTAAAATCAGCCGTTAGCACCGCCGTCCTTAAGAGTAACAACTCCATCAGTCTTATCCCAAACAGCCAAGTGTTCGTCAGTGATAGAAGATGCAGCAGGAGTATCGATCTTACCGGCGAGCTTCTCATTTACAGACATTGCGAATGCATCGAGAAGAGCCTTAATCTCGGTATCAGCTACGGTGTAGATCTCAAGGTTTTGCTTGGTGTGACGCTGGATATCGTCAGCAGCGCGATACATGTTCTCGAACTCGAGAGTGATCGTCTTGTACTGAGCATCGAGCTTAGTCTCCATGTCAGGCTTGATGATTGGCCAAGTACCGTTACCACGGTTCAGGATGCCATCGTAACCCATAGCCTGAGCCTCACGATCGCGAACCAACTTAGCATTACCAACATACTGCTTGCCAGGAACCTTAGTGATAGCAGTACCAGTCAGGAACATCTTATTCTTAGATGCCCAACCGTCCAACTCAGGATCGGTGTAGTACATGTTAACATTGAAGCGAACCTTAGCAGCCCAGTTCAAGGTATCAACAGCATTGTCATCATCGTAAGGCAGAGCGGTAATAACAATAGCATTGTCGTTTGAACTAGCGCTGTTGTTATCCCAGTTGCTGTCAGCATGATAGTACTTGTTGCCGATAGTAGCAGTAGCGGAAGATGAAGTACTGTTGATCTCACCAGCAACGGCAGATACGCGAGCACGCTTCCACTCCTTGTTGATCATCTTAGCGATGTTGATAGCGATGGTCTTCTTGGTATCACCAGGCTGAGTAACATACTCATAACTCTCAGTCCACTTGCGGAAGCGAGTAGGCAGATCCTTATAAGTAATACGAACGATGATGCGCTTACCACCGTCATCCAGACGACCAAGCACAGAAGCATCCAGACCACCCAAATCGATGTACACAGTATCCTCAGTATCAGCTGCGTAATTCTCAGTAGTATAAGACTTAATGTTGTTCTGCTTGATCACAGCTGACCACTTAATCACGGGAACCTGAGCGGTAGAACCGTCGGGCTTGTGCATAGTCATAGTCTTGCTAGTGATGATACCAACACGAAGAGTCTTAGCAGAAGCAGCGAGCGTTGCATTCAGATACGGAGTAACAACGGTAGAGTCTACCGTAATACCACCGTTTTCATCCATCGTCATAGCGATGAACTTACCGGCATCGGTGGTAGCCGGTTCTGCGTGACCATTCGTAGGTACCCACAGAGTGTCGCCAGCATTTGAATATGCTTTATTGCTGACGAGCACAGTATTTACATATGTAACCATAATTAATTAATTTTTTCTACTCCCCCTATATTTCACTTAAAGTGTCTAGACCTAACTAGCTGGGGTTTCCACGTTAAAATTATTCTTGTGTTAACACTTCGTTTGTAATTGTCCTATAGCGAGGATCTGATTGATTCTCCACGTACATCTGAGCAGCTATTTTAACAATTTCAAGCCAAGTATAGTCTTCGAAATCCTTATACTCAGTATTCGGATTTGCATTAGTTAATTCCTCGGGTTTCTTAAGATAACCGAGTATATATTTTTTAATCTTATATTTCTTGTCGGTAAGTAGTTTAAAGCCTGTAGTAAACTTGGATTCTTTCTGACTCTCTTGGAAGCTAGCTGGGAGTAATTCTCCGAACTACCATTGAGAGTCATCCACAATAACTTGTTGAGCAAATTTAGACGCAGACCTGATCCTCAAAGGACGAGCTCTATGATGTCTATAGTGGAAGTCAGTAAGACTATTATTAATCCTGTACATAAAGCTGTCAGCTGTGCATTCAAATACACAAGTGTCAACTAAATTACCGTCATTCATATCAGATATGGTAACGTCTTCGTTCAACGCAAACATCATATCTTCAGGATAAGTATACTCATAATAGTTATAGTCGTGATATTCAGTATGCACTTCTGGGGTAGCTGGTTCATACTGCTTCAACAGACGAACTAAGTCACGAGTACGTTTCTCATTCTGTTCATATGAAGTACGCTTAGGAGCGTTGCCGTTAAATCTATCTTTAACAAATTTTACAACGGCTTGGTTAACCCAATACAGAGAATCATCCGTATCGGGCTTAGTCAAAGCGTCGTCTAGTTTATTTATTTCAAGCTCAAAAGCAGCTATGATATCTATGCCTCTCATAATCATTCGTCATTAGATTCTTTATTCTATCTCTGATTCTGTTGAGCATTTCTTCTAGCAGCTTCATCTTGTTGTCTTTTTCTTGCTTCAGCACCTGCGACATATTGTACGTACAGATCTACTGCACCGCTAACCAAATCTTCAAATACTACATTTGGTAGTTCGCATGGAGTAGATGTCATAATGTCGAAGTGTTGAGGCTCTTTGTAATACATTACCCTGATACCTTTAATAGTAGTATACTGATCAAAGATAACAGTGATTGTTCTTTTGCTGTTATATTTTTCATTAAGTACTACAGCAGGATACTTAAGAATTCTTAAAGAATTATGAGGAGTCTCAATAAGTTTCCACACATCGTTCTGCGATACCAACACATTAGGAAGAATGCGAATCTTTGCTTCTGCGTTCGATGCAGATGATTTAAACGAATACGTTTCTGTGACCTCAGACACGCTTTTA